ATGTAATTTTATTTTTTTTCATCATCGTAATCATAAAAACAATTTGATGCTGCAGAAAAAATATTGGATTTAAGCCCATTTGATAAAGCTGCCTTCATATGTGCTTTAAAAGTTTCATTTGGCCTTAGTTGTGTCAGTAATATTGGATATTTTGCGGAATATTTACTTATAGGTTCACCATCTTCCACATAATTAATATCATTTGTTGTTACATTCATATTATCTGGAGTGTTATTATAAGAATTTATATATAGTTCAATTACTTTTTCTTTTTCATATCTAATAAAATTAGGATCGTCAAAATTTATTCCCATATTTAAATATTTATTATCTAAATAATCTATCTCACTATCGAGATTTAATATAGGCAATTGAGATAATCTTAATCTCATATAATCATTATTAAAAATAGTTGTATTACCTTCTATTTTAATTAATTCTGGAGGAAATGCATAAATAGGGATATCATCCATGGCAACTCTTCTAATTGCATTAATATGTTTTACATTTAGACTTTTTCCAGAAAATTCCAATGCCATTAAACTTCCATGTAATTCATGAAATTTTCTGGTATCAATTTCTTTAATATTTATATCTATATTATTTATAGATTCTCTGGATTGAGATTTAGTTTTCTTAGACATTATTATATATTTTATAAGATATATATATTTAAATATTTAAAAATCAAATTTTTATTTAAAAAAAAATTTATTATATTATATTAATAATGAAAAGATTCCTAATTTTTAGTAAAAAATGCCAATCATGTGCAAACCTGATTGTAATATTGAGAAATATGAACTTGCTACTTAATTTTGAAATGGTATGTCTTGAGGATTTAATAGCCCAGAGAAAACAATTACCTCCAAATATTAAAACAGTACCTGCCTTAATTATGCAAGATATAAATGTTGTACTTCAAGGTAAAGAAACATTCGAATGGACAGAAAAAATAAGAATGAATATGATTAAAATGAATATGGCAAAAAATGCTCAACAAGCAGGACCACATGGTTTTACTAATGTCGAGATGGGTGGTTTTTCTGATAATTTTGCATATACTCTTACTGATTTAGCACAACCAAAATCATTCTTACCATATGGTAAAGATGATGAATATGCTATTTATACTGGTGTAGAAGTAAATAAAATCACTGGAAAAGATATGGACAAAATTATTGGTGAAGCTAATAAAAAAAGAAAAGACCAAGATAAAACTATTGGCGAAATTTTGGATAATAGCAAAAAAGAACAAATATTAAACTATGAAAAACAAAAATTATTATCAAATTTAAATAACTAAACTAAGTAAAATACTTAAAAATTAAAACTACATATTATATATAAGAATATTATAATGGAAATTTTGCCACCGGAAAAAATCACAGATCTTAAAAATCAAGTTATTACAGATGAAATAATGGAATATTCAGACTTAAATGAATTAAAAACACTTATAAGTAAATTAAAAAAGGAAAGTGATGATTCTATAGATGAATTAAAAGAAGTAATTTTACCTCTAGTTGATGAACTAGTAAGATTATCAGGTGATCATATGTTAATAATGTATAAACAAGATATAGTAAATTTTATAAATAAAAATCCTAAAATGATAGTTGATACATTAATTTTGAGATGTTACGAAGATAAAGAAGGAATATTAAGAGCAAAAATAGTAAGAGGAGACGAAAGTTTTTTTTTACAAAATAATTTTGAAGATATGACAGAAGGTGATACCCAAATTATGAGTATTATTTTTAAGTTTAAAGATTTTTGGGGTAAATTAAATCAAGAAAATAAAGAAATTCTAAAAAGTTATTTACTTACAATTGTTTCTTTATGTGATATTAGATTCCTAAGCTTTAAAAAGTATGTCTGTTTAAAAAAACTAAACTCTAAACATAGTAAATTATTTGAACAATATGATTCTATTTTTTAATAAAAATTTGATTTAAAATATTAATATTATAAATTTGATTATAATATTAAATGTCTTATATAACTGAAAATAAGGAAAATTTATTCAAATTATTTGACTATTCACAAATAAATTATGAAGAGTTTAGATACTATCAATGTACAAAAACATCATTTCAGGACTATTTGTGTAAGAGAAAATATTATTTAGATGATTTACATAAATCTGACAAGAATACTAAATTAATATCAATAAGCAGTAAAATACCAGAATCAATGGATAAATCCATAATTAATTATAAATTAATGCCAAATGTTAATATAGAGAACTAATTAAATTATTTGTCTAAATTAAAAAATGGTGCAATATATTTATTAGTTTCTTTTTTAAGTTCGCCTGATTCAATGTCATTTAATAAATTGGAAATATTAACTATTTTGTTTTGAATATTTAGATTAGGTTTTGATGGATCAATTCCTAAATCTTCTACTAATATTTTATGATACCATCTTAAAATTTCTATATGATAATTTATTAATTTATCAATAACATTGTTACATACATAAATTCCATTTTTATCTTGACACCATTTGGATAAAGAATTATTTTTATAAGTTTTTACAATATAATTCATTCTTGATGTATCAGTAGTATGCAAGCTTTGTTCATTTACATCATCTTTTTTATATTCTGATATTATATGTTTACCAAATAAAGTATGTAATGCATTTTTTCTATAATAAAACAAAATATCCTCAACTAATTTTTTTTTATCATCTTCATCATTTAAATCATAATTCATAATATTATAATTTTCTATAGGCATTAGAGCAGGAGCATCTTTAAAATGTTCATTTGCGTATTTCAATGCTGATAATGTTTTTGACGTAATTTTGAGTGCAGTATCAGTTGTTTTATTTGAATTTTTAATAACATCTTGTAGCATTTTTACTTTTTCTTGTTCTGATTCATATTTTATTTGTATTTTTTCCTTTTCACAATTTGCCAAAATTAATTTTATTTTTAAATCACTATCTTTTGAATCTTTTATATTATGAATATCACATGATTTACGATGTTTATAATATGTTGATCTTACTGTAAAATTTTGATTACAAAAAGAACAACTATATATTTTTGCTGTATTTTTCTGATGTTTTACTGAATTAAGATGTCTATTATAATCAGATTTATTTTTGGAAGTAAATTGACATTTTTCACAAAAATATTCCATTTTTATAATATATATTTAGATAATAATTCCATTTTATTTTACTGATTTTTTTTTATTCTTATATGTTTTTTAGGTGTCTATATATAAATAGAAATTTTTAATATTAGATAGAATTACTTTTTCAGTAAAATATTTTTTAATTAAAAAAAAAGTAATTCTATCTAATATTAAAAAAATAGAATTTTATTTTATTAGATTGCATACTTTTTTCAGGATTATTATAATAAAAAATACAACTACATAAGATATAATTTTATTATACAATTTTAGATTTTTACATATAATACTCAATTATTAAGCTGATTTATTTTTATCAGTTTTTTAAAATTTTAATAAATTTTAATAAAAAAAAAATATTACAAAAAATTTCTAAATAAAAGTATAATAGTTTCTAAATTAATATCAATAAAATTGACATATTTTTAATTTTTATTTATTATTAAAATTTCCACACACACAATGACTATCATTGTGTGTGTGAAATTCTCCCTCGCGTCTTAGAAAATTTTATAAATATTTTTATTAAACTTAAACTATTTAATTACCAATAAAAAAAGTTACTTAAAATATAATTAACATAAATAATTATATTTAATATGGAAACTTATGCACTTGAATTAAAGAGAAATCATGATATGTTTTTAGCTAATCTAATGCTTGTTCTAAGATCAAATCTTGAAAATGCAAAATTAGAAAATTATGTGGAATATTTAGAAAGATGTAATTTGGCAGAAAATATTGTATTACTTATGAAAAATTTTGATATGCCTAAAAAGGGTACTTTACAAGATAGTGAATATAAAAAAGTATTAGTCCAAAATACATCATCCAAAATTCAGGATAATCTTGATAAACTTAAACTAAGCAGTAAAAACTTTTTAGATTCTATTTTAAGAGGCGATGTATCTATTGATGGAGTTAGTGGTATGATTAAAAAGATCTTTACAGCTGTTAGTAGTAATTATGAATTATTAAAAGAAAAAAATCCAAAATTATTTCAATTAAAAGTAAATAAAGAAGATGGTAGACAAGTTACTATGACAATTATTCCGGGTTTAGATATGATGTACAGCTGGTATTGTTTATCAGGTGAAGAAAGAGATAATTTATGGTTTTACTTGGAAAATATGTTTGTATCTGGAACTAAAATGATTCATCTTGTTAATGAAACTAGTACAAGTAGTTTTGATACAAAAATATTAAAAGAAATTAATTATACAAGAATTAAAAAAGATTTTATGACAGCTTTTCCAGAACAACAAATAGTAAATGTTATGAACTTGGATGTTGATCCTTTCTTATTAGGTGTTGGAAGCAATAATAATGAGGATTTTGGTGTAGAAAATATTCTTGCTTCTACACATGATATTCAACAAGGTGTAGATGCACCAGGTATTGGTTCAATGGCCAAAATGTTAGGTGTTGATAAGATGTTGAACATGGAGGAATTAAGTAAACAACTTAAAAATATTAGTAAAACAGAAATTGAAGAGGCAACTAGTAATATTAAGAAATTACTAGGTTCTAATGTTGATGAAAATACGTCTGAAATGATTGGAAATATTTTAAGTGATATTACGGAACAATTAAAATCTAATGATTTAGGAAAGGGTGATCCAATTCAAAATATAATTAGTATTGCAGAAAAAGTAGCACAAAATGCTTTACCAAAGATTGATAAAAATAAAGTTGATATGAAGAAAGTATTTGAATCAACACAAAATTTAGCAAACAATTATAAAGACAAAGATGGTAAACCAATTTTAGCAGGTTTAGGAAATGGTGCAAATCCTTTAGCAATGTTAACATCATTAATGCAAAATCAAACTCAAGGTAAAGCTCCCAGCAAAGAACAAATGAAAATGGCACAAGATATGATGAAAAATTTATCTAAACAAATGGATAATGGAAAAAAACAGGATCCAAAAAAGAAATTAAATAAAGACTAAGAATATAGTAAGTTAAAAATAATTTAAAAAATTGCCCATTAATAATATAATATAGTATTAATGAGTAGTAATTTCTATAAAATCGAAAAGGAAATTCATATAGATGAAATTTTGGAAAAAAATCCTTACAAATTAGTAGTTCTAATATTTTCATTTGAACACCCAACTTTTAATAAACAGGTATTAAATGAAACTTATAAATTAAAAAAATATATAAAAAATAAATTAAATAATGATGATAATACTATTTATTTATATATAAATCTTCAAAAATATATAATAAAAGAAAATAAGTATAGCCAAAATATTACAAAAGATTCATTACCATATGTAAGTTTTTATTTTAATTCAAATCATATTGCCAGAATATTAAATGGAGAAGAGGAAGTTTTTATGAATACATTAGTAAAATTAAAAGATCATTTAAAAGACCATTTTAAGATAGCAAAAGAAAATAATCAATTTGAGCAGACTAACAATATTCAAAATAATGAAAATGAAAATACAACTGAAATTAAGGAAAGTGATCAACAAAATTTGACAGAACAAATTAGACAACAAAGAAAGTTAGAAGAAATTGAAAAATTAAAACAACAATATTTAATTAACGAATTAACTAAATTAAAAAAAGCAAAAGAAATACAAGAAAAATTAGAAGAAAATAAATAACTTATCTCTTAAAACGTAAATCTTCATATCTTAAACAAGAGCCTTGATTTACTTTACATACATTATCAGTTTTATAAAGCCAATTGGCAAAACCTTCTTGATCATTTGGTATTGAAGTTACAGGAGTTGTATACCAAATTCTTTGTGAGTTTTTTGTATCAAATAAATCCGATACATCTCTATATAAATCAGCATTAAAATATCTTTCCATATCTTCAACAATATCTTCATCATTTGCATTTGCTGCAGCTGGAATATTTTCTTTTCCAAAATCAGTTACAGGAGTATTCATAAAAGGATTATCTTTAGTTGGTTTTCTTGCTGCATTTTTTTCATATTCCAAAATTTCGTTATAATCATAATTAACAAAATCTTTTGCTTTTTCATTATTTGTCTTTACTCCGTTTTTTCTTCCAAATTTTAATTTACCATTTCCATCATAATATCCTACCTCCAAAATATCTTTAAATTCATTAATTCTTTTATCTTTATTATTTTTATTTAATTTTTTATTAACAAAATCATTATATTTACCGTTATAGTCATTATCATAAATAAAATAAATAATTATAACAAAAAATATAATAAAAAAAGGTAAACCTAAATAAATATTACTTTTACCCAAAATTAAAATTAGTAAAATATAATAAATGCATAATCTAGTTATAGCATTTAATTGTTCTATTCTAGACATTTGATATGTGGGAAAAAATTTAAGATAATTATTATTATTAAAAAGTACACTAGGGTTTTCTAGCCAAAACTTTCTTTCCATTATTTTATATTATAATAAGATAAATTAATATAAATAAAAATAATATTTACTATCTGTAACTCTACTTGGAACTTCTGGATTTATATTAACTATATCTTTGAAACCCTCTGATAGTTGAGGAAGTTTGTATTTTTTGTTAAAAATTCTATAAACTATATCAGGAACTTTTTCTTTATTTTGATATAAATATCTGTACATGTTGTTATGTCTTGCATGTTCTTCAGTTGTATTCATAATGAAACAACGAATATTATAATTATATTTTTTTCCCAAATCTATATAAAGTTTTCTAATTTCTAAATCTGAATTTGTATTATCAACAACAATATTTTGTTCCTGTTTCATATATTTTTCACACATATCCAAACATTTTTTTTTTGATTTTAATTTATCTTGATTAATGCTTTCAAAATTATTTTTAATTAAATATTTTTTTACAAAAGTAGATTTACCTGATCCAGGATATCCGACCATAATTATAAGTTCTTTTTCACCTACCTTATAATTATTGTCTAATTTAGAAAAATTATTAAAATCAAAATAATTTTTTATTTTGGGATTTAATAAAAATTTATTTTGGAAAACAGTTTCAGGAGACTTAAAAGTTAAGCCTAAATTAAGAGCAAACTTTAAATCAGTATCAGAATGATCATTCTTTCTACCCATTGCATCACCGCAATAAAATGAATCTATCATATTTACTTTTATCTTAATTAAATTCCATAAACCAGTATTGGGTTTTCTGTAAATATTATCTTTAATACTAGCATATACTTTAACGGGTAATCCTATTTTATTAATAATATCTTTTATTTTAGTAACCCAGCTTTCTAATTTTTTATCTTCTAAATTTTTTTGATTGGAGATAATAATTAAACAATAATTATCTCCATGATATTGATTTAAAACTTCTGTAACATTATCAAAATTAAATATCCAGTCGGTTTCATCAATTGGAAATGTTTTGCCGGACTTTGTTTTAATCAGAGTATTATCCAAATCAAAACTAGCGATTTTATTTTTTAATTTAAAATCATTACTAATAATTTCAATATACTCATCATTAACAATAGTTTTACTCATTTTTATAATATAATTTGGAATATTAAGTTTAAAAATCAATTATTTTTTGAAAAGTTATAATATAAGAATATAAATAATGAGTAGTATATATTCAAATAGACTCGAAAAAAGAAACTTCCAACTTCAAATGGCACCTAATTATGGAAATTTTGGTCAACTGGAAAAAGGTGAAATTACTGGTGACCAAATTGCATATGATGATATAGATCAAGGTATGCCAGTTAGGGGAAATTTTACTCCTAATAAAAATGATAAAAAAGTTATTTTAGATAATCCAATTAATGATTTTTCTTTGTTTGATAAAAATAATAATAATCAATTTAATGTAAATTATTATGATCCTTTTGAAAATGCAAATAATTTAACTAGTGTTAAAAATTTTGATGAAACAAATGTTTTAGTTAACAATGATATTGATAGATTGTCTAATAATATAGATGAATATGGGTATTTTTTATTTAATAATATACAAAAATATTTATTAAAAAATAAATATCTAATAACTTCATTTAATTTACATACAATTTTATCAAGTTTATTTGTTGCATCTAAAAATAAAACTTCAGTTGAATTAAAAAATTATTTAAATCTTAATGATAGATCTAAAACAATGGCAGATTTAAACTTATTTTATTCAGAACTAGAAAAAATAAAATATATTGATATTTTAAATTTTTTAATAATTCCATATGAATTTAAAATAAATAAAACATTTGTAAGTTATTTGCCTTGTATTAGAGTATTAAATTATGAAAAAAAATTTACAGATTTAGACAATGAATGTCGAAAAATTAATAAATATATTAGTAACTGTCATAATTCTGATTTTACAAATACAATAAAAAGTAATTATTTAAAAGATGGATCAATAATTTCACTAATATCTGGTAAAATAGAACCAATATGGGAAAATAATTTTGATGATATTATTGTTGATACTTTTGTTTCTTATAAAAAGAGAAATCAAACATTTTTATTATCAAGAAATAAACATTATAATTATTTTTCTCATGATAAATTAGAATTATTAGAAATACCATCTTATGATAGAAAAGTATCTTTTGGAATTATAACAACTAATGATGATTATTTCCCATCTATAAATTATGAAATTATAAATTATATGATATCCAATTTGGCACCAACTAATTTTAAATATTTACTTTTACCCCAAATAAAAGAAAATCTAAAAATGCGTTATACAAATATACTAAAAGAATCTGGGTTACAAAGAATATTTAATCAAATGGAAATTCCAGAATTATTAGTTGATACAAATGTATATCTAAATGATATTTTGCAAAATATATTTTTGGTGATTGATAAAAATAATACAAATTCTAACAATCAAAAAAGAACAGTAAAATCACAAAATCCACCAATAGTTAAAAAAGTAGACACTCCTTTTATATTTTATTTAAGATTAAATACTATTAATACAATTTTATGTTTAGGTCAATATTGCTGATTTATTGCCATGACAATCTTTTATAATTTTAATTTCTGAAAAACTAATTTTATAAACTTTATATTCATTTTCGTTTTTTAATGTATTTTGAAAAATAAGAGCATATGCATCATTAATATTTTTTAATTTATCCTTTTTAAAATCATTATTAATTAAAAAATGATAGGGTTTGTGAATATTTTTATAATCAAAATACATTGTATCTCTTGGATTATATTTGAATATAATTTTACAATAATGATTACTCATGTAATATTCATCTTTAAAATTTGGATCATTAGTAAATTCTTTATAATCAATATATCTTTCTTCACTAATATTTAATCTAAATCCTAAAGAATTTAACCAATCTTCAGGATATTGAAGGGTTTCTTGATTAATATTTTTAAAATTAATTTTGTCATATTGTTCTAATTTCATTAAATTTTTAATACTATTATAATCAACAGTATTATGATTTTTATTTCTATCAATAATAGTTTTTAATTTATTTGAATGACAAATTCCTTCAGCATAAAATTCAATTAACATTTGAAATATAAAAACTAGGAAATCATCACTAATATCACTTTCATTTTCTGGCATAGGAATAATTTTATTTGTTCCTATTTCTTTTGGAATATTAGAATAAATTTCCGATACTAATGTATTCATATCTCCCTCTTTTAAATCAAAATCATTCGAATTTTCTTCCATATTTTATAATTAATAATATATGAATTATTTTTTAAGTTAAAATTATATAATTTAATAATATATAATGGAAGATTTTAAAAATATAGATTTAGATAATAATTTAACTTTCGAACCAAGATTACAAGAATATCTAAAAAAAATGGCATATTACAAAAAAAATAATATTCAGCCTAGTTCTAACTTGGATAGGGAATTTAATATTACTAGAGAAGATAAACTTAGAATTAAAGCATTTTTAAGTGGAAAAAAAGACATATATTCTATAGAATCTCGTGATAAATATGCAGTAAACGAAGATACTGGTTTTGCAATTAAGTATGATGATTACAAAAAAGATCCAAGATATGAAAGATTACAAAAAAAATTACAAAGAGATAAAGATGCAATTAATAATAGATATAGTTATGGTCAAGGAGGTGAAATAACTGGATATAATAGATGCCCCCAAACTAATTTTATGACTGATGAAGAATATGCAAAAAATGAAGAATCAAATCATTTTTTAGATTCTAAACCTTACGTAAGTGATTATTATTTAAATGTCAGAAGTAATAGAAATCAGAGAACATATGAATTATTCCCACCAGAAATTCAATACAAACAAAGATTACATTATAGTCAAGAAAGAGATGCTAGAAATGAATTGCCCCATAATCCTAAAGTTGATGAATTAATTGGTAAATTAGATAGTTATAGAGATCATACAAATACTATTTATCAATATTCTGCCGATATGGATATAGAAAATAAAATAGCAATACCAAATGTAAACTCAAGAAATAAAAAATATGTAAATACAAGTCAATATCAAGCAGTTCCTTTAAGGGGAAGCGGAGTAAATTTAATTGGCGGTACTAGAGATGTTGATATAGAAAATTGTTTAATGAAAGGTTTACCTGAACGTGATGCAAAATTTAAATCCTTAGGATATCCAAATTATTCTGATCATTCTTTTCAATTTATTTCTGGAGATATACAAGATCCAAATCATGTAGTTTTGCCTTTTTCTAGAGGGGGTATAAATAGTAGAAATGAAAATAATTTTAAAAGAGCAAAACCATATTATAGGGAAATTTATTAAACTATAAAATATATAATTTTTTTTTTAATATAGTAAATTAAAATATATTTACTAATAATATATAAACATGTCTCAATACAGTGCTGTTAATTTAGGAGCTTATAATAGATTATCCTATGATAATTGTGCCTACCAAAAAAGATTATATGAAAGTACTTCTCCACTCTTATACCAATTATACGAAGGTAAATTTGAAAATTGCGGAAAATGCACTTACAAAAACCAATTCTGGAGACCTTATGATTTAGTTGACCTTGAATCTGAATTAAAAAATATTACCAGACCTAATAGTAAATGCCCTCAACTCAAATATAATCCTGATTGCAAAAAATCCAAAATGTGTGTAAGTACTTTTGAAAAGAATTTACCTGTTGTAGTTGATTCCCAAGTATGTCCTGTTGTAACCAATAACATTCCAAGAATGACTAACCCTGGTTACACTCTTACTGAATTTGCCTGTCCAAACGTTAATTTTGCCAAATACAGATAAATAATTATATAAAAAAATTGAATTTTTAATTAAATATATCATTTAATTAAAAAATATATTATCAGATAAGATGTCTGCCACAAGTATTCGAAGACTAAAAAAAGAATGGAGTGATATTAATTTAGAAATTGAAAAGTCTAGTGAAAAAATTACTGTTAAACTTATTAATGAAGAATTAACACACTGGAATGCTACTATTGTAGGACCAGACGGTTCTCCGTTTGAAGGTGGAAATTTCACCCTTGATATTACATTTCCAGCTGAATATCCTTTTAAACCACCAGTGATTAAATTTTTCAATAAAATGTATCATCCAAATATTAACACTACTGGATCTATTTGTCTTGATATTCTAAAAGATCAATGGTCACCTGCTCTTTCTATTTTTAAAGTTTTACTTTCAATTAGTTCACTTCTAGCAGATCCAAATCCAAATGATCCCTTAAGTCCTGATGTTGCAAATATTTATAAAAGTAATAGGGATTTATATAATAAAACCGCAAAAGAATGGACTAAATTATATGCAAATAAGTAATTTTATTTTTTTATCAAAATTAAAAATATAATATATATAGTTTTTTTTTATTTCTATAATATAATTATATATTATGGAACCATCCAAATTAAATATTGGTCATTCTAGTAGACTTGGATATGATACATGTGCTTATGCTGATAGATTAGAAGAAAGCGTTGGTCCTCTCGGATATAGATTAGACCCTAACTTTCAAGAAAACTGTAACCAATGCTTATCAACTTTAGGTCCTAGATCCTCTTATATGGGTCAAGGAGTATCTTCTGCTGTAGGACATCCTATCGCTACTTCCCAAAAATTAGTTGATGTTGAATCTGTTTTAACAAATAGAAATGTAAAAAATACTAAATGCAGAAGAGATGGTGTTAACCCAATTAATGTAACTAAATTTGGAGTTAAACACATGAGAATTTGTAATGATTATTTAAATCCTCTTTCTTCAAGATTAACTTATCCTGCTGCTAACTATAGAGATATGGCTGTCAATAGATTTTATAACTTAGATAGAAATCCCCAAGTTAATGTATTCTATGACTTTGCTGTTAATACTAAATTAGAAGCTAAAGATAACTTTATTGTTGATGTACCTAATTTATGGCCTGATTTTTCTCAACCTAAATCTGTTGCAGGAAGAAATTATTCAATAAGATATCCCTATGATGCTATTTGCAACCAACCCAATAAGTAAGTTTATTTATGGTTGAAAAATTATTATTATTTTTTATTTTTATATAAGTATAATTTATATAAATGTCACTTCAAATTTCTAATGTAAGTATTGATTTTACTACTCCTTCTTATGGAACAATTCAGTTCACAATTGATTCGTCTCCAGCTAATGTATGGTTTACATTAGTAATGACAGATCCTAATAATACGGAATTTACGTATATGACAGCAACACCTGTAATTATATCACCGCCAAATAACATAGCTATATCAACTGACCAAATTCCAAACCAAGGTGTAAATTATATATTTAATGCAATAAATACTCCAACAAATGTAACTGTACCATTTTTTAAAGATAGTACTCCTACGCCTCCAAATCCTTCAAATTTTGGTATAACAGGTCTATTTACATTATCTATATACACATATACTGTTGATCAGTTTACTAGAGATCTAGCTCCTGTAGGTTCAAGTCAGGGATTTTTTTGCCTATTTGAAGATAGCGAAGTTCTAACAGTTTCTGGATACAAATCTGTTAAAGAATTAAAAAAAGGAGACTATGTTATTACAAGTTCTGGAAAAAAATCCCAAATTATATCTGTTCTATCGAGTATATATCCCAATAAGAGTCCATATTATCCAATGATTATTCCAAAAAATAGTATAGCTTTAAATTATCCCCCAAAAGATTGCAGATTAAGTAAAGGTCATTTAATTAAATATAATAATGATTGGATTACACCTTATAAAAATGAACATATATTTAGTTATGACAAAAATAATGAATATATTAAATATTATCATTTACAATTAGAAGATTATTATAATGATCATTTAGTAATTAATGGGGGATTAGTTGTTGAATCAAAAGGTAATGGTACAAAAGATAATTCTAACGAATATCAAAGAAGAAATAAAAATTCAATTATACTAAAACAATTTAATTTAAATAATTCATGCTAAAAATAATAAATAAAAAAGTAAAAATAATTTGTTTAAATATTATTATATATTTCTAAATATATATAATAATGGAACTATTAGGAGGCCTAGCATTTCTTGGGCATATAATTAATAAAACACCTCATAACAAAAATTTAGATGATGGAAAAAAACATAAAAAAGTCAAAACATCTGGTAATAATTTATATGATAATGATACTTATAGAGAATCAATAAATGTATTGAAAAAAAAAGCTAGAAGAAAAACACTAGAATCAAGAAATCCAGAAAAAACTGGAGTTATACCGCCATATTATAACAGTAATAGATCTATGGCAAAAAAGAAATTTGACCCATTTGATGAAGATCATCAGGATAGCGAATTTAGTGATTTGGAATCATTTCAAAGCAAATCATGTGATAACGGATCAGTAAATTTAGGTGATCCAACATGCTTTTATCAAAAGCAAGAAAAATTTAAAAATTTAAATAAAAACAGAAACATTAGCAATGATGGAAATGGATTTTTAAATCAATTTGAAGATTTAACATTTGATAATGCAAGTTCACCAGTTGCTTCCAATACAGTATCAAATATAATTGGAGATAATGGTGCAAAAAGATTAGAATTAGAAAGAAATTTGGCTCTTCATGAAGGTTTTTCTAATTTTGATACAACAACTGACCAAACTTACGGCATTGTATCTAAAGAAAACTTTGTTCATAATAATATGCAACCATTTTTCAGTTCTAAAGATGGAGGATTTAACGCTTATTCTGAAAGAAAAAATATTGAGAATAATCAAAGAAAATTGGAAACCTTTACAGGAAGTGCAAATAATTTAGAATATAGACCAAAAACTGAAAGAAAAAGATTGTTTGATCCAGTTGCAGGTCTAACTAATATGTACGGTACTCCGGTTTTAACAGATGCAATGAATTCAAGATATATTCCTGGAATGGAAAGAAGAAATGAAAGACCCTTTCAAGAAACAAGAATTACACCTGGTCTTAACTTGGGTTATAATGAGGTTGGTAAATTTGGTTTCCATGATGTATTTAGAGTTTTACCTAAAACTGTTGATGATTTAAGAGTTCTTTCAAATCCTAAAACAACATTTGGAGGTGTTGTTATACCTGGTATGAAAGGACAAAGAAGCGCAGTACCATCTAAAATGTATAAACGTAGACCACTGACCTTCTGGGAAACAACACCATCAGATTATATTCGTGGTCAATCTTATATTAAGGGTCCAACAATTCACGCCGATGTTGATTCTGGAAATTTGGCTACTGTTAATAGAGGTGTAAAAACTAATGGTAGATTAGGAGGACCCAAATTATTTACAGACTTGCATAAACCTGAACAATTAATTGAAAAGACAAAAATTTCTACTAAGGAAAATTTTGCTAATGACATTCCAAGAAACACACATAAACAAGAAGCAAATGATGCAAGAGGTCACGATGAAACCTATAATCCCAGAGAAACTATGAGAACAGTTCATAATAGAACAGATAGAGCTGGTAATATGGGTAATAAAGAACAAGATAAACATTATACTGTTGATAATGTAAATTGGATGCCTGATCCAAATATGAGAAATGTACATGACAGATTAGATCGTGCAGGTAATATGGGTAATTTGGAATTAGACAAACATTATGTATATGACGGTACAAATTGGATACCTGATCCTAACATGAGAAATCTTCATGATAAACATGATAGAGCTGGTCAAATGGGCAATGCTCAGCTTGATAAGCATTATATTTATGATGGAACAAACTGGATTCCTGATCCTAATATGAGAAATCTTCATGATAAACATGATAGAGCTGGACAAATGGGTAATTCACAATTAGATAAACATTATATATATGATGGAACAAATTGGATTCCTGATCCAAATATGAGAAATGTACATGATAAACATGATAGAGCTGGTCAAATGGGTAATGCACAATTAGATAAACATTATGTATATGACGGTACAAATTGGATACCTGACCCAAATATGAGAAATGTACATGATAAACATGATAGAGCCGGTCAAATGGGTAATGCACAATTAGATAAACATTATGTATATGACGGTACAAATTGGATACCTGATCCGAATATGAGAAATGTACATGATAAATATGATAGAGCTGGACAAATGGGTAATAAACAATTAGATAAAGGATATGTATATGACGGAACAAATTGGATACCAGATCCTAATATGAGAAATGTACATGATAAATATGACAGAGCAGGACAATTAGGTAATAAAGAATTAGATAAGGGATATGTATATGATGGAACAAATTGGATACCAGATCCTAATATGAGAAATGTACATGATAGATATGATAGAGCTGGACAAGTTGGAAATGGTGAATTAGAAAAACCATTTGTATTTGATATGATTAATAATATTCAGGATCCGACAATGAGAAATATTCATGATAAATATGATAGAGCAGGACAAATGGGAAATCCCGAATTATATAAAGGTTACATTTATGATGGAACAAATTGGATACCTGATCCCAACATGAGAAACTTACATGATAAATACGATAGAGCTGGTCAAATGGGTAATGCCGAATTGGAAAAACCATTTGTATTTGATATGGTTAATAATATAGCTGATTTAACCATGAGAGATATTCATGATAAATATGACAGAGCAGGAGTTATTGGTTCTAATGAAAAAGAAAAACAAAGAAGTAGAGGAGATGCAAATAATATGAGAGTAAATACAACTAAAGAAAGAGTTGCTAAAGGAAGAAAACCAACTAATTGTAATTATAATAAAGGTCCAACTGTAAACTTTACAATGATGAATTTAAGAGAACCTCTAAATTATAATAGAGATATATACCCTGATATACAACAAACAACAACAGATAAATGGGGATTTATTGCAACAAGATCTAAACAAACATTACCTCAACAAAGCTTTAGATTTTATAGTCATGTTGATGAAAATTTAATGGGTAACCCATTAATTAATAATGTTTTACATCAATCACCTGGAAATTAGTAATTAAAAAAATTGATTAAAAAAATTGTTTTTTTATTAAATTGATATATCACTATATTAATTTAAATGAATGAAGATGTTTTTAAAAAACTTAAAAAAAAAATAGAATATGATTTGAAACCAGATGAGGCTAAAATATCAACTATGACTATTTGTCTCGATATGGGTAGTAATTGTATTTTTGAATGTTATAATATAGGAAAGTTTTTGAAACTTGATAGAAAATTTATTGAAGAGATTAAATTTTGTGATGAAAATGATATACAAATAAGAAGTTTTAATAAAAAAAAAGCAAAACAGAAAAGAAAAAGAAAAACCGAGAAAAAAACAAAAAAAGAAAGTTTTTATAATCAAGTTACTATAATAGTTAAAATATCAGATATTAAAACAATTAATATAAAATTATTTAAAAATGGTTCTATACAAATGACTGGTTGCGATAGTATAGAAAATACAAAACAATCTATTGAAAAATTATTTGAAATATTAAACAAACCCAGATATTTATTAAATTTACAAGAAAAAACTATAAAAGAAGTAAAATTTCTAAAAACAGAAAATGATAAAGAAATTACAGTAAATGATATAATACAAGGTAATGTGCATTTAATAAATTGTAATTTTGATATTGGATTTAAAATAAATCGAGATAAATTATTTGATATTATATCTAATAAACACAATGAATCAATCTTGGAAATTAAAAAAAATAATAATGTTATTATGGATGAAGATATGCCCCAAAAATACATGGATTCTACATTTGACCCAATTAGACATGCTTGTGTTAACATAAAATTAAATCATCCAATTAAAACAGTTACTATATTTGTTTTTGAAAGTGGTTCGATAATTATTTTGGCAAAATCTTGTAGACAAATTAAAGATGCATATAATTTTATTAATGTATTTTTACTGACCAATTATTTTAATATATGTTTGAAAAACAATTAATTTATTTTATGCGTATAATAATAAAATAAATAATATTATGCTATTTTAAAATGAATAAGACTATATTGTCATTTGATGTTGGTATAGTAAATTTGGCCTATTGTATAATAAAAAAAAAAGAAGATAAATTCGAAATTACAAAATGGGATTTAATTAATATAGATGAAAATAAAATAACATGTAATCATATTAATAGAAATAAGGAATTATGTGGCCAGAATGCTAAATATAATAAAGATAATATAAATTTATGTAGTTCTCATTATAAATCTTTTATGAAAACTTTTGATAAGGAATTTTTAAAAAATTTTCCACATAAAAATTTAAATGAGGATAGTGATAGTTATGATAAAACTAATAAAGATTCATCAAATTGTTGCGAAAAAAGATGTAAATTATCAGCAGAATTTATTTATAATAATAATAATTATTGCACAAAACATTTTGAAAAAATTAAAAAAGAATATATAACAAATAATACACCAAAAAAATTAAAGAATCAAAATTCTAATCATAAATCAATTAACAATTTATCCAATATTTTGTTTAATAAATTAGATAATTTAAAGGAAGATTTTTTAAATGTTGATGAAGTTTTAATTGAAAATCAACCAAGTTTAATAAATCCAACAATGAAAACAATTTCTGCTTTGTTATATTCTTATTTTACTTTAAGAGGAATAATAGATAAAAACACTACTAAAAGCAAAATAACAGCTGTACATTTTATTTCTCCCCAAAACAAACTTAAGATTAATAAAGAAAATACTGAAAAAACTTTAAGTAAAGCTAAAAATAAAGAAAATATCGAGGAATGTAATGAAAAAACATTAAAAAGACAAGAATATTTATTAACAAAAGATCTTGGTAAAAAATACTGTAGAAAATTAATTGAAAAGGAAGAAAATTATATAAAAATATTAGATTCACATAAAAAAAATGATGATTTATGTGATAGTTTTTTACAAGGTTTTTATTATTTATTTTATAAAGATGGTGACTTTCCAGAAAATTACATAAAAATTTTAGATGAAGTTACAAAAGTATGTGATAAAGAATTAACTGATAAAGAAAAAAAGAAATATCTAAAAAAATTAGAAGAATCTATAAAGTAAATTTATTTATTTTTAATTCCCATTGTATTAAAAAGATTATTTTTAACCATTGGTAATTTTTTCTTACTAAATGTAGTTACATTAGATTTAGTATTAAAATCTCTGTCATATTTTTCAATAGTAATTTCATCAATCACATGATTTAGTAACACCATTGGTGGTAAATTAAGTCTATATTCTTTATCACAATTTGTGAAATTCTTTCTATAATCCTCAATTTCAACAATACCTCCATATTTTTTAAGTATTTCTTTTGGCGGTGCTATTTTTTTTATAGGTCCATATAATTTTTGTAGTAATGCAAATCTTTCCATAACTTTATAATCATTTAAATATAAATTATATGATGCTGCACATTCAGGACTGCTAAACCAACCAAATACGTAAAATTTGCCATTATAATATTTTTCTGGAAGAAAATATGGATAATTATTAATAGGATGAGTATCCCACCAGCAATTTAAATCCGTTTTTTTTATTTCTATAACTTTGTTTGTATTATTATCAATTAAATTCATATTGATAATATGTGTTTTTAAATCTTTTTGTACTTCTGAATCAAAAGCATTACTTGATGTTCTTTTATCTAATTCTTCTTTTAATTTTTTAATAATAATTTCTTTCTTTTTAATTTCATCTAATTGATTTTTGTATAATTTTTTATATTTTTTATCTTCACTTAAATTATCACTACTATCACTACTAATGCTTAAATCATCGTCTGATCCAGATAACATTACATCATCGTCACTTTCTTCTTCACTTTCACTATTTGAAATTTCATTACTTGTATCTTTTTTATTTTCAATTTCATCAGATCCTTTTTTTTTATTTTTACCCATAAATACAGGTAAATGCAAAATAATATCTTTTTCATCATTAGTTATTTCTTTCTTCTCATAACCTTTTGCGGGTTTGTCAAGAAACAAATTTTTACGAGGTCTACCTCTTTTTTTAGGTGCATCTATTTTTATTTTATTAATTTCTATATTATCATTTTCATTATTACTATCACTTGAGTTATTCATATATAAATTTATAACCTTATCTTTTTAAACCTAGTATAATAATCAGGGTCTTTTTCTAATGTTTATTTTATTCAACATTTTTTTTATATAATAATAAATATATAATGGAATATTCAAATTTAAAGAATTATACCAAATTATGTAAAAGTACTAGTTTGGGTGAAGTTTTAGTTTTAAATAAAAAATATAGATTAGGTATTGATACAGGGTATAATAATATATTTCAAAATTTTAATGATTATTTTAAAAATGATACTGAAAAAATGCTTGTTGATTTATATATAAAATATAATTTTCAAACTGGCGGTGGAGGAAATCCGTTTTCCAGTGCATTCAAAGGGTTTTCTAAATCTGCAAAAGGTATGTTTGGTTCTAAAGGAAAAAGTGAAGCATCTGGACTAATGAATATGTTTGGTTCAAAAGGAAAAGGTAGTAGTTCTGGATTTATGAATATGTTTGGTTCAAAAGGAAAAGGTAGTAGTTCTGGATTTATGAGTATGTTTTCAAAACCAAAATCTCCTTTTACATCTGGTCCTTCTTCTCCTATGCAAATGCCAAGTTTTGGTAGATCTCAAAGTCCACAAAGAATGTCTGGATTTACTCCTAGATCTCGTTCTGGTTCTCCTAGACCTCGTTCTGGTTCTCCTAGACCTCTTTCAAGAAGCCAATCTCCTTCCCAAAAATCACAAAATTTCAGAAGACAATCACCAACATCTCCAAGACAACAAATGATGCAAAGATCGATGTCACCACAAAGACAACAAATGATGCAAAGACCTATGTCACCACAAAGACAACAAATGATGCAAAGACCTATGTCACCACAAAGACAACAAATGATGCAAAGACAAATGCCGCAACAAATAGAACAAATGGATGACGAAGAAGAAATGCAACAAATACAACAAATGCCACAAACTTCAAAAAGTTCTGGATTTTTATCTGGATTAATGAGTTCTGTTCCAAGATCATTTTCTCCTCCTAAATCATTAATGAATGTTGCTAACATGGCAACTTCTGGTTTTGATATACCAGGTATTAAAAATATGTTAACTTCTGGAATTCAACAATCATTTTTAAATTTAGTTCCAGAAATCCAAAATATTTTACAAAGTTTTGGTCCCGAAATTCAAGCATATTTACAAGAAAATTTAGAAAATATTAAACAAGAAATTTATAACACTTTAAGTCAACTTATTGACGAAAAAATTCAAACACTAATCGTAATGATCCAAGAACAAATAATAGATCAAAATAATGAAGAAAATCTCACTTTAATAAAATCATTATTAGAGTCTTCACAACAAGAATTTTTAAATGAATTAAGAGCAGAAATTCAAGCAATTGGAGCTGTTTCTAATTAAAATAAACTAATTCCAGTTTTTTTTTGTTTTACCACTTTTTGTTTATCTGATTTTTGAGTATCTTTTGTATCCTTTGTTTCTTTAGTTTCTCCAGAATCTTTAGATTCCTTATCTTTTTTTACTCTTTTTTTACCCAATGAAATATTAGATTTACTTATTTCATCTTTAGATACTGTGCCTAAGTTTTTTATTTTATCGCTTGATGTTATATCTAACATTTTATTTTTAGAATCTGATAAAATGGTTTTTAAATTTATATTATATTCTACACTACTTTTACTGGATTTACTAGTTTCTGAACTTCTTTTGCTTGATTTAGATGATTCACTTGTTTCAGATGAAGTTTCACTTACTTTTTTCATCATATTTTTTCTTTTTTCTTCTTCTAATTCTTTTTCTTTTTGTATTCTTAATAATTTAAGTTTTTCTAATTCTTCCATATAATTGGCTTGTGCTTGTAATGTTTCTAGTTTGTTTGTTACAATAGTATTATTATTTAATCCAAATTGTTGTTTCATTTGATCCTCAAAATTAACTTGTTGATTTTGTCTCATCATCATCATTCTTTGTACTGCAGGAGGTACTCTCATTTGTTGTTGAGCAGTATTATTAACATTATTTTGGCTTAAATTGGTAGGTTGTGGAATAGGAAAATTTGTAGGACGGATTGTTTGTTGTTGTGTAGGTTGTTGTACAGGTTGTTGTACGGTTTGTGCTTTATTTAAATTTGTATTTTGTTGAGTTTGAGACATTAATAATTTTTCTTTATATGCTTCTAATTCTGCATTTTTTTGAGCATTTTCTCTTTTTAGATTTTGTAATTCTAATTCTTTTTGTCTAATTAAATTTAAGTCATGTGCTTTTTGTGTTGCTTCGTGATGTTCTTTGGTCATTGCTTGTTTTAATGCTTCATTGTTTTTAACTGATTGTTCTTTAATTTTTTGTGCAATAGCTTTTTGTCTTAATTGTTCAGCAAGTACGGGATCTTCATCTAATTGTGTATTAAGAGTTGGTAAATTACTCATCATAGTATTTGTTAAATGAAATTTTAGAGCAGAGCCTGACACCATAAGCAATAATTTTAATTCTGGTGCCATATTTTTTCCTGGTTGATTATATTTTTCATATAATTCTCCAAAAACATCATAATAATTATTAACATCAGCATTCATTTGTTCTGACCAACCTTTTAATTTTAAATCAAAAGGATTATATTTTTCATTCAACATTTCAATACCATAAATTAAGTTTAAACTCATACTTGACATCCAGTTTATACCATTTTGCTTAGCACGAATACCTTTATGTAACTCGTACTCATATTTCATCATTTTATAATCAGAATTCATGTTGTAATTTTGTGACAACTTAACACCTGCTTGTGCTAATTCGCTTAATTTTCTTAACATATCTAGTTTTCTTAACATTAATTCTTCAGGAGTTAAATTTTCATCCTCATCTTTTTTACTACTTGAATCTTTTTTCTCAGTTTGTGTATTATTATAAGATTCGGAATTTCTTGTATCAGTATTTCTTGTATCTGTATTTTTTGTATCAGTATTTTGAGTATAAGTATTATTATCAGTATGATGTTCACTATTATTTCTTTCAGAAATATAATTGGAATGATCGTCATCTAATTCTGGACTTTTTTCTCCATTATATTGATATCTCTTGTCTTCTGATTGCAATTTATCAGAATTTGCTAATAAATGTACAAACATATTTGTATCTGTTAGAGGATATTGAGAAGAATTTGCATTATTATCTAAATTACTCATATTATATATTTTTATTAGAAACTAATTCTTATATACTTACGCAACTTTTATTTTGGATTTTTTTCTTTATTTTTATTATGTATTAATAATATAAATAATAATAATAAATGTCTAATTATAATTATTCGTATTTTGATAATAATGTTGATGAGGATTATGAAATGGATAATCTGGATAGAATGGCTAGAGAAATAAATGATAAAAAAAATAAGCATGATCTTGTTAAAGCTGTGCATAATGATTTTTTACAAGATGAAAAAAGAAATAAAAGGCAATTAGAAGAAATGCTTAATAATGAAAATTTTAAATATTTTTCTGCACAAGGAAATATTAATAATAATTCAGAAGATAATAATTCAACCTTAATAATTAATAATGATAATAATACTTTTAATGATAGTTTTTTAAAAAGTTTAGATAATTATCAAAATAATATAGCACAATTTAAAAATAAATCAAAAAATAAATATAAGAATAAAAAAGAACAAGATGATAATTTATCTTTATTAATTGATCATCTCAAAAAAGAACATAATTCACATATTTTTAGTGAAAGTGAATCAATTTCATCTAATTCTGAGGAAAGTATAATTAAACACCTTAAAAAATGTAAAAAATGCAAATCTAAAATACAATTAGTTTTTGATGATAATCATAAACTAAAACAAATTGAAGAAAAAATTATTCACAATTCTCCATCTAAATCTATAGTAATAAAACTTTCTGATTTAAAAGAATATATGATGGTTTTTTTATTAATAATATTAATTTTATTAGTTATATATATTTTTTTTAAACTTAAATAATTAAGATTTAATCATTTTGTGACTTTCAATATATTTCCATGTTATAAATATGGTTTTATTGTCAATTCTATATGTGTCCATAAAATTTTGTTTTAATTTTGTTTCAATAAAATCCATACAATATTTTGGTATATAATCCAAATTATCTGGAATTTTTTCGGGAACATCATATATTAAATCAAGTTTTCCCGAATTGTGAAATAATTTTATTTTTTCAATACAATTTGCATAATATTTATTGTATAATTTTAGTAATTTTTCTCTTTTTTCTTTATTAGTTTTTATTAAATAGTCTGCACTAAAATTTTTAATAGAATCTTCATAACTATTATTAATAGTAATTAAAGAGTTAATATCTAATATACTTGATTTTGAATTTCCAACTTTAGTATCTGGAACTAAAGTTTTAATAGATAATTTGTCCATTTATTATTTAGAGTATAAAAAAAATATTATATTTTTTTTTGACTTAAATAATTATGTATTTTTTTAATTAATGGATATAGAAAAAACTATTAAAGATAATATAAATAAAATATTATCTAAAAATCAAAAAAAAATATTACTGGATTATAAATCTATTAACACTTTAGTTTTAAGTGGAGGGGGAGTTAAGGGTCTTTATTATATCGGTATTTTAAAAAAATTGGAAGAACTTAATATAATTAATAATATAAATACTATTGCTGGTACATCTATTGGTGCTTTTTTTGGTTCGTTAATATCAATTGGTTATACATATCAAGAATTAGCTGATTTTGTTTTATTATTCAATTTATCAAATATAAAAAAAATATCTCCAAGTAATTTTTTTTCATATTTTGGAATTGATGATGGAAATAATTTGGAACTTGTTTTGGAAAAAATGTTTAGTCTAAAAGGGTTTGAAAAAAATATTACTTTTAGAGAATTGTTTGAAAAAACAAAAAAAGAATTAATTATAACAGGTGTTTGTATTAATGAAAAAAAATGTTATTATTTTTCTTATAAAAATACACCAGAAATGAATGTATTACAATCAATTAGAATATCTGCATCAATACCTTTATATTTTACCCCAATACAATATAATGATAAATTATGGGTTGATGGTGGAATTATTGATAATTATCCAATAAATTTATTTAAATATAAATTAAATACAACACTTGGTATTTATCTTTGTGAATCAAAAGAATATACAGAAGTAAAAAATCTAGAGGATTATTTTTTATGTGTTATTCAATCTCTAATGGAAGGGTTGTCTGAAAGATCTATTACGGGATTTGAGAATAATACCATTATCATCAAATCAGATAAATTTAATATTTTAGATACAAATTTTTCAAAAGAAACTATTTTAAATTATATTAATTTAGGTTACGATACTATCAATGATTATTTAATTAGTTGATTTTTTTTCTAATTCAATTAATTTCTTGCAAGCTTTTAATAAATCTTCATTATTACTTTCACTCCAATCTAACATATTTTCTGTAATTCCAACATCTTGGGAAAATTGGAATGTTTTATCTTCATTATTATAGTCTTGATATTTCATAGTATCAAATTTAAGTGTATCTTGATCTCTTTCTGCGAGTCTTCTTTTAATTTCATCTTCATAATTAGTTTCCAATTTATTATGAGTAAATGTATAATCTGCAGGTTTAAGATTTTTGACTTTATCTTTATCAAGTCTATTATTTTTACCAATATTGACATTTGAATATAAATTATTTCCATCATATTCATCATCTTCATGAAATGTTTTATCATAAACATTTAAATCACTAAAACTACTTCCATTACCATCAAAATTATATGCCATTACATTGGCATGCTTAATTACTTGCTTATCAGATGTAGTTTTATACATATCAAAAGCTGCATTAAATTTAGCTATATCAAAATTTTCATCTTCTTTAAAAATTTTATTTTGGCTAAATTCTATTTCATCTTGTTCTCTCTGTAAAACTAAATCATCTAATTTATTAGAAATTTCTTCTTTGTCAATTTTTTCATCTAATTTACTTCTATCTATTCCATGTTTTGAATCATATTCTTTAAATACTTTGTCAAACTCGATTTGTGAAGAATCTTTATTTTTAGGTTGAGTTTCTTCTAATTCTCTGAATTTATCATAATTACTTTTTAATGAATACCAATCATTTCCTTTAGCTGTTTCGACATTTTTAAGAAAAAAATCATATTCCTGTCTTTTTTGTTCATTTCCAACTGTTTCATATGCTTTTTGAATTAATTCAAATAAACTAGTTTCAAAGGCATCTTTTACTTTATCTGGATGATATTTTACAACTAATTTGGAATATTGTTTTTTAATTTCTTTCATCGGTGCATTTGGTTCTACACCCAATACTTCATAAAAATTTACCGTAAAATTGGACATTTATATAATGTATTTTAATTTTTAATTTTTAAGTATCTTAAAAATTAATTAAAAAGTTAAAAAGTTAAGCTTAATAAGTATTATTATTTACAAAAATTTCAATATCTTTTAGGGTTCTATTGCCTTTATAATTAATACGATCATTTCCTCTTTCTAAAACAATATAAGGAAATCCAGGAACACCTTGACATTGGTCTGGATTTTTTTCGCAATCAATTTTTTCCATTTTAATCTTTAATTTTTTATGCAATTGATGCCATACTGGTAAAAATTTTTTGGACCAACCGCACCAATTAGTATAATAAAGTTTTAATACAGGTTTTTTAGAATTAGCAGTAAAATATTCAGCTTGTTCAAATTGAGATGGTTCTTCATTTTGTGGCACTTGTGATTTTTTTCCAAAATAATTAGTGTATAATAAATAACCCAAAACTAAACATAAAATTAAAACTATATAAATTTTATAATCCATATTTTTATATAATATAAATTAATAAAATTTTTGTATTATATAAAATAATATTTTTTTTCTACTAGTTTATTATATAATATGGCACGCCAACTTACTATAGAAGATTTAGATATAGTTTTTAATGGAGATAAAAGAGGCAGACAATACTTTATAATTAATACTGATGGTTTACGTAATTTTAACGTAACCGCATTAGACGCCACTTCTCCTTATGCTAAAATTAGAATGGAATTAGGTAAAGACAGTGAATATCAAGAAGTTCAAAGAAACTTTTTAACAAATGTTAAAACAGCTGTTAATAACGGAGCTACTGATGTTAATAAAGCTGCATTTAAAAAAAATATGTTTGATAATTTTTGGGGACAAAATTATGATGCTACTGCAAGAATATATTCTAATCCTAAATTAGCAGATTCTCCAATTTTAACATTACAAAATATTCGTGATTTTATTTCAACCATGTATAATGGTTTAGCTAAATCAGATGCTGCAATTCCTGATGATTTAATTATTGATGGTTCTGTTGCAAATGAAACTATTGCAGCTTTAGATAAATATATAGCAAGAGAACTTAAAGAAGCATGGAAAACTTATAAAATTCAAAAATCTACTTATGATAGAAAAGCTATTGCTGCAAGCTTAGATCCATCAAGAGATATTCAAGCACCTGCAACTCCTTTTAATGTCGCAACTCTAGATAAAATTGTAAAATCAGGTGACAAATATTACAGAGTAAATGCAATAGATGGTACACTTAATGAACTTAGTGATGACAAAAAAAATTGTGAAAGTTATGGATTATCTGGACCAGGTGATTGTAACGAAATTTTATATAAATGTTTAGTAGATCCTACTACTGATAATTTGAAAAAATGTGTATCTAAAATAAATGACGAAATGCTTAATTATGGAGGTACTGATGATACTAATTTAAAAAATATGAATCCCGAAATTGTTTTGGCTTTATTACATAGATTTGGATTTAAAGCTTTAAAAGATGCTACTGGTGCAAAAAAAATAATTTCAGTATATAGATGGAGTGCAAGTATTTTACCTCAATTAAATATAAATGCAGGTTCCATAACTGGCCAAGTTGCTACTTATTTGCAAAAACTAGTTGATTATGTAAATTCAAAACCAGAAATATTAAATGGAAAAATTACATCCAATTCTTTCTATGATTCTGCCACAAATAAAGATAAATTTGGAAAACCAGTAGATACTGCTAAAACCGATAAAATAGCATTAGAAGGATTTGCTAGATTTTATGAATTAAGAAAGAGTTATGCAGTAAATGATGTTGCTGATTTAATGAGAGATTTATATGCAAGATATGATTATACTTTACCAAATTATTTACAAACTGGAGGAGCAAGTCCTTATGATGCATTAAAAGTTCAATTAGAAAGAGGTGACGCTGGTGCAGAATATTTAGACAGAGTATATAAATCCTTAAAAAGTTCATTAAAAAATGTAGATATAACTGATGCCGAAGCAGCTATCAATGGTTTCTTAGCAACCCTTAAGGCCACTGAAGGTGATTTATTAGATTATTTAGAATTTGTTGATAAAGTAAATCAAACTTATAATTTATTTAAATATGCACCTACTAAAGTTGATTTAAGTGGAGCAAATATTGTTGATTTAAATACTAAATTAGCCCAAAAAATTAAAGAATACAAAGATAAAGAAGATAAAGTTGCTAGATTCATACAAGCACTTGCTAAGAAAGAAATAAGTCCTTTATCTGAAAACAGTGTTTTTGATATTTAAATAATATAATATTTTATTTTATTATATTATATTATAATCATGTCTACAATATCATATGACGATGAGACAATAAATAAACTTATAAAATACTTAAATCCCGAAAGAGAATCTTTTAAAGAATTTATTTTTAGGGATTCAAATGGATTATACAAATATATCGGAACTTATCCATCTTTAATTAAAAAGTATTTAGATGTTTCTGATAATTATAATTTTGAAAATATATGTGAAACTATTCAAAGTAAAGAAAAAAATATTAAATTATGTCATAAATTTTTATTTGATGCTATTTTAAATATGAATTCAAGTAATGTTCGAAAAGTATTAATGGATATTAAACAAATAACTAATATTTCCCCAATATTTTTTGATGTTGCCAAAGAAGATATTATAAATATTGATCATAAAATTGTTATATCTTTGTTAAAAAATCTTAATTTTAAAATAGTTGAGGAATATTATGATTATTTAAAAAAAAATATTAAAGTATTTGAAAATATAACTAATTGGTTAGAAACATTAGATGATACTAATAAAAATATTGTTTTAAAAATTCCCCTTTTTATTGATTATTTACAATTTCTAGTTGACTATATTAATGGAAATATATCTATTTTAAATGAAGATTTAACAGAATTTGATTTAGATCTTGTTCACATGATAAAACTTGAGGAATATTTGTCAAATACTTATAATAAAAATTTAATTTATAATGATATTATTTCGGGTTATATTAATAAATATTCGGGTAATAATGAAATTATAAATAAATTTTATAAAGAAATTATTAGAAATGAAAAAGATAAAAATTATATTTTTGCTAATTACTTATTTAAAGATGTTTTTGATATTTATAAAAATAATTTAAAAAATGTAAATATTGATGATACAAAAAGAAAAATAGTCAGATTATTAATTAATTATAAAAGAAATGAAGAAGCTCTTTTCAAATATTTATCAAATTTAGTTAAATATATTATGTTAGATAAAAAAATAACAAATATAAGTGATATCAAAGATAATATAGTTGGTGATAAATTTGTACTTAATGAAGCTTATTTAATTAAAGAATTTGATTTATTTTTAAGACTAAAACAATATCTAATTAATACACAATATGAATTTATGAAAAAATATCCAAAAAATAGCTTTTATAAATAATAAATTGATTTTAAAAAATGTCAAGTTATATATATTAATAAATATATATGACAGGTGCTCTCATTCAATTAGTGGCAAAAGGTGTCCAAGATATTTTTATGGTAAGGGATCCCCAAATAACATATTTTAAAATTGTATATAGAAGACATACTAATTTTAGCTTAGAAGCAATTCCACAATACTTTACTCACAAACCAGATTTTGGAAAAAAAGTTACATGTAGTATTTCTCAAAATGGTGATTTAGTTGGTAAAACACATCTAGTTGTAACACTACCAAAAATTAAACCATTTATTCTTGAAGATGGAACTATAGATCCACTTACTAAATTTGCTTGGGTTAAAAAATTAGGATATGCATTAATAAAAAATGTTGAACTTGAAATAGGAGGTCAATTAATAGATAGGCAATATGGTGACTGGTTAAATGTTATATCGGAATTATTTATTAGAAAAGAAGATACAGGTATAGATAAAATGATAGGAAATATAGAAGATCTTACTTCTTTTAGTTCAACTAAGGATAAATATACTTTGTATATACCTTTGCAATTTTGGTTTTGTAGAAATCCCAGTTTAGCAATACCAATTTTATGTTTACATCATAGTGAAGTAAAAATTAATTTGGAATTAAATGATTTGGAAAGTTGTTATATTTTAACACCAACTCATTTTTTAGAAGTTGAGGACGAATTAATTACTTTTGAACCATATGAATATATATATCAAAATATTAACAATGAAATTTCTTCTGGAATATTTTCCGGTTATGATCCTATAACTAAAAGAATATACTATACAAGAATTTCGAGGAATAAATTTTTAACTCTTCCTGATGATGAAGGTCAAACTTATACAATTGAAGATATTTTAAAAACATATCCACAATTTTTAATTAAAAGTAGAACTTCTGATAAATTTTGTATTCCCAAAATAGGTTCATCATCTAAAATATATACAAATCGTGAACTTGAAAATGTCACTTTACAAGAATGTTATCTTTTGGTAACATATATATATTTGGATTCTGAAGAAAGAAATAGATTTGTTCAAGCAAAACACGAATATTTAATTGAACAAGTACATATATTTAATCCCCAAACTATACAGGCATCTAACTATGGAGCAAAAATTGATAGTATAAATCCTACCAGATTTTTTGTTTGGTTTGTGCAACAACAGTATTTTTTGGATTATAATAATAATGATCATTTTAATTATACCGATGATTATTTATATAGACTTGATGATAAGTGTCAAAAATATGTGTTAAATGGAAAAAGTTTAATTTTAGATGAAAACATATTATTTAATGGATATGATAGAATATCAAAGAGAAATTATAAATATTTTAATCATTTACAACCTTATCAACATTTTGAAGTATCTCCAGATGAAGGTATTAATGTATATTCCTTTAGTTTAGAACCAGAAAAATTTCAACCAAGTGGTTCATGTAACTCTAGTTATATTGGACTAACTGAAATCAAAATGAATCTTAATCATATTATTAACAATAAAAATACTGGGGTTTTTAAGGGTTATGCTTTGGGTCAAAATATTTTTAGAATAATTGACGGACTTGGTGGGTTGGTCTTTATTAGATAAAAAAAGTTGAATATTATTAATAAAGTAATATTGGGTATATATATAAAATGTCCTATATTGAAACTTTAAAAAAAAATAATGCTGATAAATTATGGTGTGGCAAAGCTAGTACATATGATTGTTTACTAGGTCTTCTACATGCTATTGAAACGGAAAACTGGGATTCTACTTATCCTGAATCTGAAAATCTTTACAATTTTCTTGTATTTGTAGAGAATGATAATTCTAACAGATTCTTTAGTAGACTTAAGGAACTAAATGCTCCTCCAAATACTGGCAGAGTCCCGCTTTCTGATGCAAAGTCTAATCTATTAGTAAAACTTCTTGTAAATAGACTCGATACAGTTTGTATGGACTATTTCCATTCTAATAATTCTTCTGAATGGGCTCCTAGAAACACTTATGGTGAAAAACTATTAGGTTTCTGGAAAACATTTAACAATGATTATATTAAACAAGTTATGGAATTTGTAAAAACTCATAAATGTCTAGAAAAAGAATCTACTGAAGAAACTCCAGAAACCAAACTTGAAAAATGCAAAAATATGGCTTCTACATTAAAAGGAGCATGGGCGGCTAAATTAACTACCCAGATCCAAAAACTAGAAGAAGAAGTTACTTCACAAAAAAAAGTTGAGAAAGTTGATAAACCAGAAAAAACAGAAACATCAACTAAAGTTGCAACATTATCTAAAAAAGTTATTGTTAAACGAGATACTAAAACAAAAAAATCAACTACAACACAACAATCAAATGACGACGGTCAAGGTAACTGGGTAAAAGTAACAAACAAACGTAAAACCCAACATAAACACTAAATTTTATTTATTTATTTAAATTAAATATTAATTTAAAAAATCTTATATATTAATTAATTATAAGTATAATGCCCGGAGGGTTAATAAATATTGCCACTTATGGTAGTCAGGATTTGTTCTTAACAGGAACACCTGAAATTACATATTTTAAATTAGTCTATAGAAGACACACAAATTTTGCTATGGAATCGATTAGATTAAAATTTGATGATACTATAAATTTTGATAAATTTTCTACTCTTACTATTCCTAAAGCTGGTGATTTAATACATAAAACTTATTTAGAGGTTATTTTACCTGAAATATATTTTAAAAGAAATATAAATGCTGCTAAAGTTAATGAATTACTAAATTTATATGACAAATATTTATATGAATACGAAATTATAAGATGTTTTATGAAAATAAATGTTGAGGCATATAGAAAAGCAATTGAAATATATGAACTTGATAATATTAATAATTCTAGTATACAAATGATTAACGCAATAATTGCTACTTTTAATGATAATTCTGGTTCAGATGCATTTCCTTGTTCTTATGATATTGATAGTTTAATTGAAGTATTTAAGTCAATTCTTGAAAATACTACTTTATCTCCATTAAGCCCTATTGTTTGTAAATATGTTTTATGTAAATTTTATTATAATTTCGCAAGTTTGTTAGAAATAGCTGAAAATCCAACACCCGATATGCTTAAAGATAAAGATGTTTTAAAATTAGGATTAGATCATGCTATAAAACATTCCACTTTAATTACTGAATATTTTCAATGGTTATTAATTGATACAGAAAGACAAATTGTCGACGAAAAAAGTCATAATTTAAAGTCGGCGTGGGTAAAAAGAATAGGTCATTCTCTTATAGAATATGTTAATGTTTATATTGGAGGAGATATTATAGATAAACAATATGGAGAATGGATTGATATTTGGTATGAATTAACTGCTAATAAAGAATTAGAAGATTCTTATATGAAAATGATTGGGAATATACCAGAATTAACTACTTTTGATAGATCAGATAAACCAAAAACTGTTTTATTTGTACCTTTAATATTTTGGTTTAATAGACATAATGGTCAAGCTTTGCCTTTAGTTTCAATGCAATATCATGATGTTCAAATTGGTCTTAAAGTTCGAAAATTTAGTGAATTATTTTATGTTGAAAATACTGGCACTAATGTTAATTTAGATGTACTTTATGAAGATGCTGGATTTCAATTAAATATTAATTTATTAACGGATTTTGTTTATTTAGATACCATAGAAAGAAGAAAATTTGCACAATCTGGTCATGAATATTTAGTTGATATAATTCAAGCTCAATATGATGATAATGATATTTTAGAATATAAAACAAGATTAGAATTTACTAATCCTAGTAAGGAAATTGTATGGGTAATTCAAAGAAAATCCTTATTATCTAATCCGACTGGTTCAAATGAATGCCAGTGGACAAATTACGGTGTTTATTTAGATGGCACAGGTGATCCATGTGACCAATCGCAAATATTTATAAATGGTACTAAATTATTAGACAAACAAAAATATGGATTTTTCAATGACTTGATGCCATTTTATTGTCATACAAATACACCAGCAGATGGTGTTAATTGTTATTCATTTGCATTAATGCCAGAAGAACATCAACCAAGTGGATCTTGTAATATGTCAAGATTATCACTTGCTCAATTAATAATTGATATGAATCCTAATATGTTATTTGAATTGGATAAAAATAGTCCAAAAAAAATAACTACAATTCCAGAAGTAGTTACAGTTAAAATATTTTCAATTTCTCAAAATATACTGAGAGTTTTAGGTGGTATGGGTTCTTTAGCATTTACTTAATATTTTTTTTAGTTATTTATATTATAAAGAATAAATAATATAATTATATAATGACAGGAGGAATTCTTCAATTAGTAGCTAGAGGCTATGATGATTTATATATGATAAAAGATCCCGAAATAACTTATTTTAAAATAGTTTATAGAAGGCATACTAATTTTTCTATTCAACCAAAAGTATTAAAATTTAATGAAAATACAACTTTTGGACAAATTGGAAAATGTAAAATTAAATTATTGGGTGATTTATTATCTAAAGTTTACTTGGGAATTAATCTTCCCGAAATTGATATATCAAGTGATTATTATACTATAGGAAATGTTCAATCAATTCTTAAAAAATATAATATTAATTATGTTAATAGTAATCCTGAAGCGAAAATACAAGTATATATTTTTCATGATGTTCGAAATTTAATTAATCAAAAAATAATAGAATTAAATAATGAATATATTAATGAAACTTCTATAAAAATTAAAAATTCTATTTTAGCACAATTAAATAGAATAGGATTTCAAAAACAAAATGGTTGCTGGACTTTTCCAGAATTAAAAGAATTATTTATGCCTAATTTTATACATAATGATCTTAGTTTGGAATTATTTAATATATTTAAAACAGGTAAGCCTGGGTTTTCTTGGGTTAATGAATTGGCACATTATTTACTTGAATATGTTGAAATAAGTATAGGTGGCGCGACTATTGATAAACATAATAGTGAAATTTTAAGAAGTTTGACTATATTAAATGAAGATTATGAAAAAAGAAGAGGATATGAAAAGATGATTGGTAATACTTATGAATTAAATAATTATGATTCAGATATTAAAAGACCAACTACTTTATATTTACCATTAAGATTTTGGTTTTGTAATCATTTTTCAGAAGCAATTCCAATAGTTGCGATGCCACATTCTCCAGTGGAAATCACAGTAAAATTTAGAAAATTTGAGGAAGTAAGTGTTACATCGACATATAAATTCAAAAAACAACCACAAATAAGTGCATTTTTAATGGCACATTATATTTTTGTTGATGAAGATGAAAGAAAAAGATTATGTGAAAATAAGCAAGAATATTTAATAGAAACTATTGAAACAGGACATGAAGAAATTTTTGACAAACAAAATATAATTGAAGCAAAAGATTTAATAGAAGATAAAAGTTCCGGTAGTACAAGACGAGAATATATAATAGATTATAAATTGGCATTTAATTATACGACTAAAACTATTTTATGGGTTGTAAAACCACTCGTAATCAAAAATAAGTATAATCGATTTGATTGGAATTTTTATCTCAATAAAACTCTAAAAACATATAATCCTATAACTAGTGTAAAATTTAAATTTAATGGAAGAGATAGGGAAACTTTACAACCTTTCGGTGTTTATCAATACTGGCAACCATATAAATTTTTTAATAGTTCTGTTGATAATTTATTTGTTTATAGTTTTGCTCTTTATCCCCAAATGTTACAACCATCTGGTGCAGCAAATTTTGGTAAATTAGCAGACGCTTCGTTAAGTTTATATTTAAATGATTTATTAACTGCCGATATGGAATTAAATAGTTTTAAATTTAAATTATCTTCTTATGCTTTACATTATAATATTTTAAGAATATTTTCTGGAATTGGGGGGATAGCATTTCATACAAAATAAATATTATTTTTTTATAAAAAATTTCTCCACTATTAATATAAATGGTTTATCTTAATAATCATAAAAAAGTTAAAATTGATGATAAAAATTATATAGTAGTATCATTAACCTTCAAGGGAAGTAAAGTACCTGTTGTATTTGATGATAAATATTATGAAAAAGTAAAATCATTAAATAAATCTTGGAAAATTAATGATTCTGGATTTGTAGTTAGTGCTCATATGATTAATAATCAAGAAATTGAAATTAGTTTACATGAAGTAATTATGGCTCTTTATAATAAAGAAAATGGTTTGTCAAAAAAGAATAACAACATAGTTCATTTAAATAAATTAGGTATTGATAATAGAAAAGATAATTTAATTTACGATACTTTAGATAAAGAAACTGGCAAAAATTTAAAAAAAAAAAAAAGAATTATAGAATTTCCGGAAGAATCTGGTATTAATGCCGATGATATACCAAGTTTTATGTGGTATCTCAAACCAAATGATACACATGACGAAAGATTTATTATAGAAATTGGAGACATAAAATGGAAAACTACAAGCTCTTCTAAATTATCTTTAAAATATAAATTAGAAGAAGGAAAAAAATATTTAAGAGAATTAAAAGAAGCAAAACCAGAAATTTTTGAAGAAAACTCTATGAATGGTGAATTTAATTTAGAAGGCAAAAAATTATTAAAATCATTTTTTAATATTTCCAAAGAAGCTGGATTTAAAAATTTAAGAAAACTAACAACTGATAATTTGACTGATTTTTATTTAAAAGAGAATTTAAAGGGACTTTCTGCATTTGAAAAAGAAATTCTTAAAAGCAGTACTTTTTATGGTGTTAAAAGATCTAAGGAATTATATAATAAGTTACCAAAAGAATCTGGATTAAAACTATCAGACTTGCCTAAATATTGTTTTTATGTTCCAGAAAATGACAAAAGAGGGGATTATTTTAAAATAGAGGGTCATCCCAGTATGGATTATATTTGGAAAACGGCCCATTCAAAAAAATTAAGTACAAAAGATAAATATAATGAATTAATTAATTATTATAATCAATTAGATGAATAATCTATTTTTTTTCTTGTGTTGGATGAATATATTTATATGCATACATTATTGTTAAAGTAATAACAGCTGTATATAAAATGGCTGTTATTAGACCTTTTATTATATCTTTTGTAAATGTATAAATAATATATATTATAACTAAATTAATAACTAAATGATTTGAACTAAAATAAGTAGTTATATTTGTCTTTTTTATATCATCAAGATGTTTTAATAAAACATCTTTAATTGAATTTAATGTAAAATTATCGGGTGATATCATATATATAATTATTATTTATTTTATTTTTTTTTAATTATATAATAATATATAAATATGTTTGGAAATCTAAATAACTTAGTAGCTTTAATTGTTGCTATAATCGCGATATATGTCGTTTACACATGCTTTTTCTCAGAAAATTTTGCTAATCAACATCACCATAAACACCATCATGCACATCATCATGCTCATCATGCTCATCATGCCCATCATGCTGCACCTGTTTTACATAAACAGGAACAAGAAGCTAAAGCTGTAATGAAACCTAGTGAAGTTTGGGGTGTAAATTCTTCTAATCAAATCTGGAAAGCTGCAACTCCTTGCGAAAATGGAAATTGTAACTGGCAACTTGTTCCCGGTTTATTAAAACAAATTTCCCAAGGCGAACATGATGTTTGGGGCACTGGTCCTGGAAATTGGGCGCCTATTTGGAGATGCCCTAAACCTTGTAACGGTGAATGGAAAAGTATTCCAGGTTCTTTGAAACAAGTATCTGTTGGTAAAGATGTTGTATGGGGAGTTAATGATAATGGTAATATTTACTATTGCGGTAATACTCAAGATGCTCCTTGTACTGGTGGATGGGTTGGAGTAAATGGTGGTTTAACTGATGTTTCGATTAATTAATTTTTTTTAATTTTTATATAAAATTATATATATATAAAAATGTTTGAAAATCTTACTTTTAAAAATATAGTAATAGGAGTAATTGTTTTATTTGTATTATATTACATTTATAACAACTATTTTAGTGAAAATTTTGCTAATTCTCAAGAATATCCTCATGAAATTTGGGGTGTAAATGCTGGTAATCAAATTTATAAGGCACCAATACCTTGTGTAAATGGTAATTCATGTCAATGGCAACAAATGTGGGGTCCAATTGGTCCTGATGGAAATGGTATGGGTATGAAAAACATTTCCCAAGGAGATTTTGATCTTTATGGAGTTGCTGCTAATCCTAATGAAAAAGGTAATGTTTATAGATGTGCTAAACCATGTAATGGTGGAAAAGAATGGACTCAAGTTCCAGGTACATTAAAACAAGTATCTCATGGAAAAGATTCTGTTTGGGGCGTTGCTGATGATAATTCAATTTGGTTCTGTCCAAATTCTAAAGCAGCTCCTTGTACTGGAAACTGGAAACAAACAAATGGTCAATTAGCTGGTATTGATGCTGTTTAAAATTATATTTATATTCTAAATTAATTTATTTAATTAATTTAATTATTTTATAAAAATTGAAATATATTCTAATACTTTTTATAATATTTAATATGACAAGTGAAAAAGAATTTGAATTTAATAATAACATAACAGAAATTGATTTTGAAAGAAGCTATATAAAATATTCAGAAGTATTCTTTTTTCATAATCTAGATGAAGTTACTTCAACAAAACTACTTTCTGATTTGGATAATGGTTCGTGGATTTTATGGCATTATAAACAAAATGGTAAAGAAAGAAATGCTATTACTATAAGAGTAAATGAAGGATTTGTTCATCATTATAATTTTATATTTGATGTTTTTAATGATAATTTCCAAATATTGGATATTTTAGAATATAATTCAGAAATGGATCCAGATATTCCTTATGATGAAATTAAATCTTATCAAAATAATGTTTGTGATGAATATATTTATGAAAATAATAAAAAAACTTATATTTTTAAAAAATACAAAACTTTTTACGATTTTCTATTAAAACTAAATAAAATATATGGTCTTGTTATAGACAAACAGGTTGTATATGAAAATGACTAATAAAATTGATTTTTTTATTTAAATTATTTAAGAAATAATTAAAATTTTAAATTTAATGGTAAAATGTAAATTAGAAACTTGTAATTATGAGTCAAAAGATAATCTTTATTGCGGACGTCACCAAGCTTATTTTTGGAAAGAAGAACAGGAAAAAGATTCTAATATTAAAGTTTGTAATAATTTTATTAGGGGTTGTAGAGTTGTTTTAACAAAAAATTATGAGTTTACTAGATGCGATGCTTGTAGAACTCAAGAAAGAGCTAAAGATAAAAGAATTAGAGTTAGAGAATATATTGATTATAGAAAGAAAAATTATGATGGTAATTATTGTTCTGGTAAAAATAGAAATAATGAACTATGTAATAAAAGATGTGAAGATAAATATTGTCAATTTCATGAATATTTAAAAGATTATAATGAAGAAATGTTAAATAATTTAACTATTTGTAAAGCTTGTATAAAATGGAAATATTTACCTAATGGGGGAGTATGTGAAGTTTGTAAAGAAAGAAGCAAAAAATCTAAAGAAAAAGTAAAAGTTGAGGAAAATATTAAAATATGTAAATTTATTGATGAAAAAAATATTTCTTGTACTTTTAAAGAAGATCTGGAATTAAAAAATGGATATTGTGGTAAACATCAAACATATTATTGGAAGGAAGAACAAGAAAAAGACGGTCATAATAAAGTTTGTACTAATTTTATTCGTGGTTGTAGAAATGTATTTAGTATTAATCAAGAATATTCCAGATGTTTGGAATGTAGAGTTAAAGAAAGGGAAAAAGATAAGGAAAGGCATTCTGTTAAAAAAGAAAAGCGCGAGGAAAATAATAAAAAGATAATTATTAAATCTAAAAAGGATAGAAAATTAAATGATATTTTAATATGTTCTTCTTGTAAAAGTCCTAGAAATTTATATACTTTTTTGGATGATGAAAAAGATATTGAAAGTGAGTTATTTAAAACTTGTAAAATTTGCAGGGATAAGGATTTGGGAAGAGAGTCTAAAGAAGAACGTAAACTTTATAAACAAAAATTAGAAAATACTCCCAAAATAAAATTAAGTAGATATAAAAAGAATGCAATATCAAGAAGATTAAGTTTTAATTTAGATAATAACAAATTTTATGAATTATTAGATAATAAGTGTAAATATTGCGGAGATAAAGATGATTTAATATTAAATGGTGTTGATAGAATAGATAGTAATATTGGTTATAATGAAGATAATTGTGTATCATGTTGTAGATATTGTAATTATTTAAAAAGAAATTTATCACAAGACGATTTTTTTGATAAAATAAAACATATATTAAGCAATGTTGGATTTTGTAATTTTAAATATCCAGAACTTTTTAAAAATCATAAATCATCAAATTTTACTAAATATAAAAAATGTGCAGAAAATAGATTAATTGAATTTAATATAAATGAAGAACAATTTAATAAAATTATATTAATGAATTGTTATCTTTGTAATAAAGAAACTAGTAATATTCATAAAAATGGTATTGATAGAATTGATAGTTTAAAAAATTATGATTTAAATAATATATTACCATGTTGTGGCGACTGTAATATCATGAAAAATGATTTTATACTTGAAAATATATTAATGAAATTTATAAAGATATTTAAAAATAATTTTGATAAGGATAATCTAATTATTAAAGATAATGAAGATTTTATAAAAGACAAAATAATAAATTTTATTAATTTAAATAAAAATAAATTATCTAGTATTAAAAATAATGTAACACAAATTGAAAATATAAATAGTATAAATACTAATGAATCTGATAAAATACTTAAGTTAAAAAATCAATATAAAAGAGCAAAACAACGAAATGATATTGAGGAATATTATAAATTATTAAAAGAATACAAAGAAATTAAAAATAAAATTAAATAATTATTTTTTTATTAAATAATAAATTTTTATTATTTAAATTAATAAAAGATAAACAACCATAATAATATGATAAATGGTGTTTAGTTGGCATAGGCTCCTTAATACCCCTAAATTTCTCTAGGGGAGTGGACTGTATCTTAAGCCAATAGTTTTTAATGAAATAATTATCGATTAATAAACTATTAACCGACACCCGTTCAGTCTCTGACGCCCTACCATGAGTTATTATATAACTTTTAGGTAGTAAGCAAGCGGATTGCCCAATCCTATTGATTTTTACTATACCTGAGTTTTTATTCTCAGCCAGTCCAGAACTTTCGTATCTAGACCTTAGTACAATAGGCTCTAAGGGGTTTCCCGATCTACAAGGTGTCTCGCAAGCTATAAAAAGCTTACTAGCTATTAACATTGTTTTAATTAATTTTGCAAGTGTCCAAACGAGTTTCCCATTATGACTTGCTTCATAATGGCGTATAGCTTTTGTGACCAATATTTGAATGTTATTTATGAGTTTTATAATTATCACAAATAAAATTTTCAAATTTAGCCCTCCCATACCAGACATAATTCTCAATACGTTATAGTTTACGGCCCATACATAGAATAAGGAACCGGCATATAAGTTGATGCATAAGTCAGAAGTCTTTCTGATAGTATCTTCGAAAGTGATGTTGAGTTGAGTGTTATCAATTCTGGATAAGTTGGCAGTTCCAGAAGGTTGGTGTTGTTCAGGATGTAAAGCAAAAGAGTATACATTGATACCATCTGCAGGGGTTCTGGTGTGATGAGCATCAGGTTGTACATAGTTGAAGTAGTTTCCATCAAGAGGGTCAAATCTGTCATGACCGTTGAGTTGGATGTTGGCTTCAGAAACAGGGTTTCCGGCACCATCAATTCTTAAACCATAGTTGCTGAGTTGTACAACAGATACATCATAAGGATTTAATCCGTTGACAGTAGTAGCTCTGCAGTCAGTTTCGAAGCATCCAACTGGGATAGAGATATCAGCAACAGTTAAACCTTCGAAGCTATCAGCTCTTACACCATAGCAATCCCATTGTCCGTCAGCATTTAATTCGATGGATACAGTGATTTCTTTGATCTTGTTAGCACCTAAGTTCTTGACTAAGCATTTAGGATCACTTAAGTTATTAACTAAAGGATATTCAAGTACATACCAAGTACCTTCAGCGCTAGAAGGTAAAGAAGGAGCAGATCCACCAAAAGAAGCACAAGAGTTAACAACTACGTTAACTTTGAGTTCTTCTCTGTCACTGAATTTTACAACAGTGCAGAAGGATTCAGTTCCATCAACAGGGCCTCTGATAGCTTTGGCTTCACTGCAATCAGGGACTAATTTGCCAGGTCTGAAAACCATACCTCTGGCGATGTTATCAGCTGCCATTTGTAAAGCAGTGTCATCGCAGCATTTGTTGGCCCAGTTTCCATCTTCGTTGGTGTAAGCTAAGAATCTGTTACCATTCTTTTTGAGGTTAGCACCATTGAAGTTTCCGTTTCTTAAGGCCCAGATGATTTCCTTACAAGGATGGTTGAAGCCGAGTTTGAGTTTGGTATTAGCACCAGTTACGGATTCAACACCAGTGAATTGGAGTTGTTCAATTAAGTATTCATGACCTACTTGAGCAAATCTTCTTCTTTCTTCAGAATCTAAGTAGATGTAGTCTACTAAGATAGAAGCATTAGCCATGCTGAATTGTCTGTAATCAGGAGTTTCTACACCAGACCAGATGACTAATTTTTGAACATCTTCGAATTCAAAGTTGAGTCTTACTTCGTGGTATTGCAAGGCAATTAAAGGTAAGGCTAACCCAGGGTTTCTGTTAAACCAGAATTGTAAAGGAACGTATAAAGTGTAAGCAGGGAGTTCATCATCGGTTGCTACATTGAAGTCTTGTTCATCACCCATATTAACTAATTTAGTTAAGGCTTCAACGTCACCAATCATGGCTCTGTAACCTCTTTCTTTAGAGGTAGTGTGGGTTAATTCATACCAAACATCCATCCAGACACCATATTGTCTGTCGATTCTGGAACCACCAATTTCAACTTCTACTTCTTTGATCATAGCATGACCTAATCTTCTTACCCAAGCAACTTTACCTCTTTCAGATTCACATCCAGGTTTGATTGCAAGTTTTAAATCAACTGCATTTAATTCTACTTTTAAGCAAGTTCTTCCAGCTAAGTCACCGTTTCTTAAGATAGTGACAGTAGCAGATCTGCCAAAGTCAGGGTTACCGTTGAGGGTATGTTCAACAGCTTCCATAGAGAAGTTAGTGTGTCTTCTGTAAACTACTTTCCAGAAGGTAATTTGAGGATTACCGGTAAGGTAAACATCTTGTGCACCATAGGCTACTAATTGCATTAGACCGCCACCCATTTTATATATATTAATCTTCCAGAAAAATTTTTTATATATTTTAAAAATTTATTTATAAAAAAATTTAATAAAAACACACCTTAAAAGTTAGTTAGATTCCTAAAAGCAAGGGGCGTTTATTTAGAAGTCTCAAATTTAAAATTTTATTTAAAATTGAAAAAATTTAAAAATACTTTTAATTCGCTTAAAGAAACCAGTTTAAATAATCTATATAATTACTAAGCTAATGGCTACTTTTAAATATAAACCAGATAAGGTAAAGTACTTAAACATAGTAAAAACCCTTGATGAAACCCATCAAAAAATCGCTTCGGACTTTCAGGAAAATAGAATTTGTTTGCCTGAAAAAAAGACAAAATTAAAGGAATTAAAAAAAGAACTTGGAATTTTATCTGATAATAAATTAGAAATTACTAATGATATTATTAGAAAAAAATCTTTTCTTAAAGAACAAATTAAAAATTTAGAAAATGAAATTGATAGAATTAAAAAAGGAACTGATGAAATTGAATATTATACAAGGACCGGTGATATTTTAATGGATTATTATAATCTATTGGATAATGACGATATTTCTACTAATAATATTAATTTATCTAAAATAAATAATTCTTCTGATAGCGAGTCTGATTCAAATAATGATGATTGTGATATTGAAGAAACAGAAACTAAAAATGAAAAACTTCTACTTATAAATAAATTAAGTCAAAGCAAAAGAAAAGAAAAAAAACCAACAAAGAAAAGAATTAAAAATATGGAAGAAATTGGAAATAATTCTAAAAATATTTTAACTTTTTTCTCGAAACTTAAAAATGAACATAATAATGAACAAGATATATCCACAACTTGTAATAATAATGATAATATTAGTGATAATAAAAATAATTTAAATAAAGATAAAGAACAAAATATTAATACTGTAGAAAAAGTTGTTTCTAATAGAGCATCATTATTTGAAATGTACATGTCTATAATAGATAAAAGATATGCTTCTGAAAAATTAAAACCAAATTACATTAAAACTTGTACTAGATGTGAAATAGAAAAAACTTTAATACAATCTGAAGGTTGTTATGTATGTACCCAATGTGGAGAGGTTGAACATGTAATTATTGAATCAGAAATACCCAATCACAAAGATTCAGCAAATGAAAAACCAAGAACACCATATAAAAAACAAACACATCTTGCAGAAACATTGAATCAGTTCCAAGCAAAAGAATCTACAGAAATTCCACCTAAAATTTATAATGATATAATTATTGAATTAAAGAAAATGAAAATTACTAATGATGACTTAGTTGATATGAAATATTCAAAGGCCAAAACTTTAATTAAACAAATACTTAAAAAACTTAGATATTCTAGTTTTTATGAACACGTTCCATTTATTCTAAGTAAAATAACTAATAAGCCTGCTCCAACTATTTCCAGAGAAACTGAAGAATTAGTTAAAAAAATGTTCAAACAAACTGATGAACCTTTTGAAAGATTCTGTCCAAAAGATAGAAAAAATTATCTTAATTATTCATATTTCTTCCACAAAATATTTGAAATTCTAGAAATGCCAGAATTTGCAGATTGTTTTCCATTACTTAAATCAAGAGATAAGCTCAAAAAAGCCGATAATACATGGGAAAAAATATGTGAATATTTAAATTGGCCTTTTTATCCTAGTATTTAATAATTTCGAAAAATTGAAATTATGAAATTACTGATATTGCTCTACATTCCGGCTTAAATTAATAACAAGTATGAAACAACAATCATATCTATCAAAAAGCAATTTAAATAAAAATCAAATGTCTGATCGTGTTAGAATACGTGGAAAGGCAGCATCTGATTCTGGAAAGAATTATGAAGAAAATATTCACAAGTTTATGACTAATACACTTTTCCGAAAGTCGTCAAAGGAATTATTTAAATTTAATAGCCAAAAAGTGTCCGAGTTAGGGTGTCATGATACAGCATCTCTTCATGATATTACTTGCAATTCTCTAGATCCCGACTCGAAAAATGTTGGTATTGAAATCAAAAAGGCAAATGTAAACGACTGGGTTCATTGTCATCTGAAGTATAATCCTATAACCAAGGCGATTGATTGTCCTAATGATAACCCTGTTCGTGCAATTTTTCATTCACTTTTTACTGAAAAAAAAGTTGTTCCTTTCTCTGGCAATATTCCAACATTCATGAAAAGAGGAAAAAAATGTACAGTTGGCGAATGGCAAAAAGAAAGTCATCTTTTTAATCCAACAGTAATTAGCATTCCTAGTGATATTATTGCAAAGATTTATGCAGCAAAGGGATGCACTTATATTCAAGTATCAGGCGTGGGTCTTTTCCATACAGGCGTTGATATCTGTGGATTTGGTGTACCTTATTTTGTATGTAATCAGACCCTGCGGATTTATATAAAGAATCATGGAGGTAGCGGTGCTCGAATGAATCTGTCAGTATCTGCAGCAGTGCAACCTGCTTCTATGTCAGATCTTCGGAGCTCAGGTAGTCGATTCAGTCTAGATAATCCAAGAAGATTCCCAAACAAACTTATTTACATTCCACCACCTGTACCAGATTTACATCCTGGGCCTCCAACGAACGGTCCGGCTCCAGGTGCTGGACCGCCAATATCAAATTCGGGATCTAGACTGTCAGTTAAAATAGATACTGGAAAAGATCCTCCATTAGTTCGACCCGATTCTGGTACAGATCCTCCTTTTGAAATAGTTCGGCAAAATATTTCATATGCATCAATTTTATCAAAATTAAAATAATTTATTTAGTGTGCGTATATTTTTTTCTTTTATTTTATAATATTTGTGTATATCTATTTAACTAATGAATTTTGAATTAGTTAATTATGAAAATTATTCGGAAAATAATCATGTCAAAATTAATAATTTAAATAATCAAATTATTGTAATTAACAAAAATAATTTATATTATAATGAAGAGGATTTTAAAAATATAATTAAAAAATCACTTTTAAAAAATAATCAAAATAAATTAAATATAAAAGACGAAGAAATTATTCTTATGATTCATTCTTTTATTTTAATATATTTTTTCTTTAATTATATAAATAAATCTCTACTATAATATATAGTAATGTTTAGTATTTATAAAGATCGTTTAATAAAACTAATATTAGTAATAATGGCTATATATTTTGGTTTGGTTTTATATAATAAGATTAATAATACATCAGAAAATCAATTAATAGAAAAAACAATATTTTTAACAATATTAGTAACTTTTATTAACTTTATTTATCCCACTTTATAATTTTTATATTTTTTCCAAGTTTAAAACTATTTAAAAATATAGTTCTAATTATTATTATAAAAACTATGAGCAATAAAGTAGAAGTAGATTTATTAACTGAAGACACTCCAATTCCAGGACAAGAATATGGTGTTTATTCATTTTTATCCCCTGAAGGTATTAAAGGATGTAATGTAAGAGCATTTAAAAATAGAGGCAGTTTTGCTACTTATGAAGAAGCAAGCGCTCATGCTGAAAAAATTAGAAATTTAGAACCTGCTTTCCATGTATTTGTAGGTGAAAATTTTAAGTGGACTGCATTTGATCCAGATCCTAATTTAGTTAAAGATAATGCCAATTATTATGAACCCAAATTACAAGAATTAATGAAAGGAACATTACAAAATCAAGAAAAAGCAAAGGAATATGAGGCTCAACGTAAAAGACAAATGATTGAAGAAGCTATCAAAGAAGAAATTAAAAAAAAGAAAGAACATACTGGTGACTCTACTAGAGATAGATTAAGAAAGAAATTAGACAAGAAGAAAGCAGAAGCCAATAAAAAGGATGATGATCAGATTACAAAAGAATTGGAAACTCATAAATTAACAGATGAAGAATATAATAAGAAGAAACAAGAAGTTGCACAATTAAAAGAACAAACAAATAATATTGATGAAAACTTAGAGAAAATGAAAAAATTATATGCAGATTTAGTAAAAAAGAAACAAGCAAATAATTCTGCATAAATAAATATTTAATTTTTAATAATAATAAATTCTAATTTATTATTATAAATATGTATAAAACATTTATTTTAATGTTATTTATTTTAGGTATAATTTTAGTGACTGCTGCTATTTCTAAAAGTGTTGGAGAAAAAAGCAAAGAAAGAATAATATATAGATATTTACCTAGAACTTTGGCAGAAGAACAAGAAGAACCAGCAATGGTTTCTGAAATATTTGCCACCATGTTTACACAACCATCAACATGGATTGGTGGAGTAAATGATTTGGATACAAGAAAAACCGAAGCAATTAATCAATATTTTGTTAGTCAAATCTAATAATATTTTATTTTTTTCCATTTTCATCTTTATCTTTGACTTCTACTTTTAGAGAAGATTTATCTTTTTTCTTTTGAGCTATGTATTCTCCAAGATCAAAAGAACGTTTTTTCTTTATCCATTCTGGATTGTAACTTACTTCATGATATTTTCTAAATTGATAGCATCCACTTTTAATTTCCGAATCCTTAATAGTGGGTGCTTTATATTGATATATTTTATCAAAAATTGTTTTACGAGAACCTCTATTATTTATAACCATGCATCCAAAATTTTCTGTTAATTGTGTAAATACTTGTCTAAATGAATCGAGAGTTGGAAACATACCTGCATAATGTTCGTGCATTCTTTTAATATTTCCGAAAGAATCTTCGGCTAATAAAAATACATAATCAAAATTACATCTTAATTCTGGAGTGATACCTAATGGATATTGCATAGTCAATACATATGTTATATGATAATGTCTTCCATTAAATAATAATTCCGATATTGGTTGATCTCTCATCCATGTTCCTTTTGAAGCTAAACAATCGTCCATAATTATAATTGCTCTTGGATCTATTCTTTTTCCTTCTTTCTTTTTTTCTTTTAGTTTTTCCATGACTATTTCTTGTCGTTTTACTAATTTTTCTATAATTTCACTTTTATAATCATAAAATATAAATGAATCCGGAAAAAAATTGGAAAAAAATGGATCAACTCTATCTGTTTTTGAAATAATTAATCCAACTGGTACTTTTTCAAAATATTTTAATAAAGCTTTACATACCCATGATTTTCCAGAACCTCTTTTTGCAATCATAACTATTGCGGGATTTTCGACTAAATATTCAAATTTAAATACATTAATTGGAAATTTATTATTATTGCCAAGATCATTATTTTCAGACATTAATATATACTAATAATATATATATTAATTTTTTAAAAATTATCCAACATAACATCCGGTAATGAAATATTATTTGGAATAGTTACTCCTTTTTTTAATAAATGATATGTAGGTTGTTGTATATTATTAAATTTACTTCCTATATTATTAACTAAATTAGCACCTCCACCAGTCATTGCTGCTTCGGTCAAATCTAATTTTTCTGGAATTTGATAATTCATGTCATTAAAAACTAGATTATTATTTGGAGTTAGTTCATCAAAATTATATTTTTCAAAATAATTGTGTGCAATAAACCATGATGCCGTACCTAAAAATAATGGTATTAATAAATTACTATCTTTTCTTTTATTTTTTTCTTCTTTTTTTTTAGATGCATCCCATTTTAAGTACAAATAAACTAGTACACCAACAGTTAAACCTATAATTACTGGATTTTTTATTATATCTATCATTATTTATAATATATATTTTATAAAGAAAAAAATAATCATAATTAAATCTTTATTTTAATATTAATTTAACATTAATTTAACATTGAATTAAAAAATTCATTTTTATTTTCTTTATTATTTATATTTTTTTTTATTGTTAAATTTATATTACTTATTGCATTAGTATTAGAATTTGTATTTTGATTTACATTATTAACTATATTTACAGGAGGTTTTTCAGGTGTAGATACTTTATTTAATTTATATCTATTTAATTCTTGATGAAAAAATGTTTTTTCCCCTTTCTTTTGAGATCCATTTAGTGTAACTAATTTTTGATTTTCATTTGTTTGATTTTCTAAATTATTTATTTTGGTTACTGATATATTTTCTAGTTTATTTTCTCCATCATTATTTTCATCTCCTTCATCTGCGGAAGTATTTAATATTAAATTATTTATATCTACAGATTGTGATATATGTGATAATAATAAATTAGTGTCGTCTTTTTCTAATTTTTCACTTTCTTTAATATCCTTTTCAATTTCATTAATTTCATTATCTATTTTTTCTTGTTCATCTGAATCTATAATTTTATTTAATGCTAAATAATTACTTTCTTCATCACTTTTTTCAGATTCATTATCACTTTCATCGTCAGAAGCATTTGATAAGTCAACTAAATCCTCTTCGTATGTATTATCACTACCAACCATTTTTTTTATCTTTTTAAAATTTTCTTCAGATCTTAAATAATCATCATAATCGTAGTCATTTCTTAAATATTCATCCAACATTAATTTCATTGGTAATGATTTCCTTATAGCTTCTTTAATTGCACTTTTAATTAAATCATATATTTCCCTTTGATTTCTTTTAATATCTATGGTAGTAAACAAATGCCAAAATAATTCGGGATAGTTAAAAAATATTCTTGATGATTCAATATAACATTTATGAATAAATAAATTTGTATCTATCTTTTCATGATACTTTTCCTCAACTATTTTAGATTTCTTCTTTTTAGTATTAAAAGTTAATAAAACAATGTGACTTTTTATAGTACTTTTTAAAAGAGCATCAAACCATTCGGAACATTTAGTTCTTTCTTTTATTCTATTTACTTCAGATTCAATAGCAGCACTATTTAAATTAGGAATATCTCTCAAACATAATTGAAAAATTTTAAATACACCAGGATTTTTAAAATTTGGATCCATTTGTTCTTTTTTTTTAAAAGATTCTTCAATTTTAACTGCCTTATCATAAATAGATTTTATACCTTCATGAATTATAGGTGTTAATATATTTATTAAAAAATCAGTATATTCATTCTTTATTTCTACTATATTTTTTTCATAATAATGAGACATTATAATATATTATAAAGTAATATTTTTATAATATTAAATAAACTTTAATTATATTTATCATGATCCTGATTTTCTTGATTTAATTCATATATGTCACGAGGACTTTGATTGTCACTCATTATATTTAAATCAGTATTTTTTAATTCAGGACCACAACACATTAACAAAACAATAGAACCAAAAACAAGTGTTAATAGTAAATAAAAAATTCCACTAAAAATATCAAATAAATACATATAAATCTATATATAACTATATTTATACATATATAATACTATTTTCATCAATTTTTTTTACTTAAATTAAAAAATGGGGCAATATATTTATTTATATCATTTTCTAATGTTCCTCTATCTATACTCATTATTACATTTATAATAGTTTGTACTGATTCTTTTTGTTTATAATTTCCAGTAGCCATTTCATCTAATAGATCTTTTTGATGATCCAATAATAAATTTATACAGTTTTCAATTAATGGTTTTATTATTGCAGAACAGATTTTAATTCCATTTTTATCTACTTCCCATTTATTCGCATTTTCAAATAATTCTTTAACTATATAATTAAGTCTAGAACAATCTGTTGTATGAAAAGATTGTTGTTTTGGATTTGCTTTTTTATAATTTTTAACTATATGATCTCCTAATAATTTGTCTAAAGATTTTTGTCTTGCACTGTACATAAGAGTATCGACTAATTGTTTTCTATCATCGACATTATTAAAATCCAAATCATTTATATTAAAATTTTCCAATGGTAATAATACAGGAGCATCTTTAAATTTTTCATTTGCATATTTAAGTGCCGACATTGAAACATTTTGTATGACTTGGGCAGTAATTTTAGTATTATCTTGAGCTTTATTTATTATTGTATTTGCGTTTACCATAAAATTATTTAATAATTCTGTTTTTTCTTTTATTAATTCATTTTTCTCTTTTAATATTACGGCTTTTTCCTCATCTAATTTTTTAAACATTTCTTTTTCTTTTTCAGTTAATTCTAATTTTATTTTTAAATTATTAATTACATCATCATTATTATCTTTTTTTTGTTTACAAGATTTCTTATGTCTTGACAAATTTGATTTATGATTAAATTTATTTTTGCAAAATTCACAGATTAAATTTTCAACAGAACTTGATGATTCCTGTTCTACTATAGTTTCCGCTATAGAAGTGGTAACAAATGGTAATTTAGTGGTAACTAGTGGTAACGGGGGTGGTAACAAGTGGTAATTAGTGGTAACCGATGCTATAGTTTTAGTTTGCTCTTTACTTTTTTTATCACATAAAGAAATGTGTTTTTTTGTTTTTTTATGGTTACAGAAATTGCTAGAGTATTCTGTTTTATAATTACAAGGTTCACAATAATACATAATTTTATATACTTTTTTATATAATATATAAATAATAAAATTTTAAATAAAAAACTATAGTTTTACTATAGTTTCTATAGTTTTTGCTATAGTTTTCAATAGTCGACTATAGTTTGCTATAGTTTTTGTCTGCATATATACTTCAGACACGAACACTAAATTTCGGCATATTATTTTAAAATTTTGAGACATTAAAATTTAGGCACTTAAAAAAAGTAATTATAACGACTAATAAAAAAGTTGAGGAAAAGTTAATTATTTTTAAAAAATTTAAAATTTTAGACATTAATTTAATGTTTAAATTTTTTCACACACAATGATCTACCGTTGTGTGTGAAAAATTTCCTCGCGCCCCTGATAAAAAATATTTTATTAATATTTTATTAAAAATACTGAATTTTCCTTAACTTTTTAGGTCAGAATTCTAATAATTTTAATATATTGTTATTAAAATTAAATAATTTTTTCCTCAACTATTTAGACATATATATATCTAAAAACTATAATAACTATTAGTTTTTTTATTAATTAAATATTAATAAAAAAATTAGTAAAATTTTTATAAAAAATATTTTTCCTCAACTTTTTAAATTTAGTTATATTTTACAACTTTTAGTGGATTTAATATTACTTTACTTTTTATGGGTTCTTTAAAAATATTTTCGGAAATTATATTAAGAGGATTATCTGACTTTAATTCTTCATAATTAGATGAATTAGGTAGAGTAATTAAATTATTTTCTGGATTTTTAAAATCATCTGATAAAATATTTAATAAATTTAGAGTTGTATAACTATTGTTTTTTTTATTATTATTTAAATTAGTATTTGTATTATTTACAGTTACATTACTTACGGGATTAATAATATTAACTGGTGTATTAAAAGCTTCAGATTTATTAGTTAAATTTATATTTATTGGATTATTTGGTGATGAATAATTATTTTTTAAAGAAAATTTATTTTTTATATTACTAATTAATAATGGATTAAAGGCTTTTCTTGTTTCTTCTTGTTTTTCGACTGTATTTTTGCTTAATTTGACAATACTTTCAAAATTTTTAAATTCTTCTAATTCATTTTTAATTTTGGAAAGTTTATGTTTTGTACTAGGTTTTTTATTTTCTAATTTCGAATATATTTCTCCCTCAAAGAAATACCCATCAAATAAAACATTTTTAGATTCATCAAATAAAATACCTCTTCCGTGTGCTAATGATTGTTTCCAATAACCTTGATATTGCACAGAACCATCTGGAAAATAATATGTTCCAAAACCATGAAATGCATTATTTAACCATTCACCTTCATATAATATTTTTTGATTATCATAATATAATTTACCAACACCAGACATTAAATTATTATTAAATTCTCCAATATAATAAGTTGAATCATCAAATTGTAATTTTCCATGACCATTTGCAGAGTCAAATTTGAAATTACCCTCATAATATTTTCCATCACTAAAATTAATTTTGCCATATCCGTGTCTCATATTTGATTTCCACATACCTTTATATAAAGCACCATCAGAAAATATACATGTTCCTTTTCCATTAAAATAATTATCTTTAAAAGAACCCATGTAAACATTACCGTCCCATTCATATTTTCCATTTCCATTAGCAACCCATTGATTTTCGTTTTTAATCTGTTTGACTTCTCCAAAATAACTGTAATTTTTGTCAAAATAAACCATGGTAGATGTATTGTTTCCCATAATTATTTATTATATGGTATTTTAAAACGAACATTAATTATGATATTAATCAATAATGTAGTTATATGGATCAAATTAACTTTAAATAGTGGGTGGAATAAGTTATTTGAGTAGAATTTTTATAAAATTATTGTTAAATTATTAATTTTATTTTTTATAACTAAAAGAACATCATAAAAAGGGATTTGAGTATTATTGCGAATGTTGTGATTTTGGCATATTTTCAGAATATTTATATAACAAACATTTGGAAACTTCAAAACATAAAAAATTTATAGAACGTAATACAAAATAAGTTTTTTAAAATAATAATTTTATTTTAAATAATTAAAAAAGTTATGCATTTCCGCCTCTGTCGTACAAGAACTTACCTTGTTTTTTTGGGATGCATGCACACCCGGAATTTTGCCATGCGTTATTACACATATAATTCGAAGGAATAAATTCATCTTCGCGACCACAGATTAAAGGATCTTTGGCAAGTTTATGAGGAGTTGGGTATTGAGCAGAGCAACAAGAAGGAGAGCATAAGTTATAGTGCATACCCATGTTACCACCTTCACCGTCATCAAGATCATCAACTAAACCATAGTTGTTACCCCATGCAGGAATATGATCTTTTTGGGGAATAAATCCAGATCCAGCCATGATAGTTCTAGTATCGGGGTTATGGTAAGGAGGATTAATTATTATTTCTCTTTCATGTTCAACTAATTCATGGGGAGTAGCTGCACCGCCGCGTTTGTGGTGATGTTTATGGGCTCTTCTGTGTTTTCTTTTATGTTCTTCAGTAAAATCTTCTCTTGAAATAAAACATTTGTAGACAACATAAAGAACTAATAAACCAACGACTACTTTTAAAGTCATATTTAGATCGACATTTTTAACAGTCTCTGATAGAGATTCCATATTTTATTATATATTTTATAAAATAAAAAAAATAATTTATAACTATATTTTTTCAATAACCATGACAGGTAAATATATAGTATCGATAAACCAATTTCCCATAGAATCTTTAATTCTTGGAAAATAATCTATATGTATATCATATTCATGTAAAATTTTATTATATTCATCAATAGCAGTAAAATCCTGAACTATTTCATTATAATATTTATCTAAAGTAAATTTAACTCCAAATTTTTTAATAGCATCGTATTGAACTTTATTATGCACTCTAGTTAATCTATTAATCATTTTATCTTCGTCATCTATATTAATTTTTTCTTTATTATTAGAAAATTTTCTTACATTATATAAACCCTCTGGAGCTATAACTATACTCCCTTGAGTTTCACCTAAATTGTAATGATCAATAAAATGTAACATATCGTTAATACTTGGAAAATCATATAATATCCCACCTTCTGCTCTTGATCCTGGTTTTGGAGTTGGAGGATGAGTGTGAAACATATATTCATAATCAAATGCCTCTTTCATATTTTTTGGTAAATAAATTTCCTCATCACCTTTATCAACTCTAGAAGTTTTTGCAGAAACAATAATTTTATCTAATCCTAAATCATCAAAATCTAATAAACCAGCATGTTCCGAGAATCTATAAATTTCTTTTTTTTTTTTATTAGATAAATTATCAAAATATTTTTTATTATAACCACCGTGAACCATTAGAGCATCAAGAATTAATATTTGATTTCTATGAATTTTAAGATATTTAATATTATCTTGCATATAAGAATCACCATCTAATTCTAAAATTTCAAAATTATCCTTATTATTTTTTTTAATATCAAATTGATAAATAAAATCAATAAATTCATTTGAAGGTTTAATATTATGATATAAAATATAATGTACAAGAGAATTTTTCCAAACAATGTTATTTAGAGAATAATAACCTGTAGATACTATAATATCTTTTTTTTCTTTTTCTTGACATAATAAACATTTTTCTGATTTTTCAAAATTATAAAAATTTTTACTTAATAATATATACTTTTCTATTTTAACTAATTTATCTAAAAATTGTTCTTTGTCTGTCCAAAATTTTCCTTCTTTAGGATATGGAAAATCATTATCAAGATCATCTTTAGTTTTATCATTTTTAGAGTCTTTAAAATAAGATTCTAATTTTATAATTTTATTATTTTCTTTTTTTAATATATTCATCATAATATTAAATAATAAAATTATATTTTATTATTTAATTTATTTGATTAATATCAGTAATAATTATAAATTCCAATAAGTTATCATCAAGATTAATATTTCTGGAAGATATCCAAATTTTGTCTGAATAATATAAACATATATTTAGTAATTTATTTAATTCTGATTCATCCATTTTATCATAATCAAAATTTTCCAATTTTTTTTTATTTTCATAAATAACAGTTTCTATTTTTTTTGAAATGGAAGTAAGATATTTTTCAATAAATTTATTTTCAAATGCCCATAACCATTTTTTTTGATATTTATTGTAATAACCCAATACTTCATATTTTCCCATTAATATTTTTTTATTATCATTATCCAATATTCCGAAATTTTTTGAAAATAACATATCATCAAAAACAAAATGAATATTAGTAAAATAGGAATTAATTTTATTATTAGTTAATTTAATTATTTTATCTTTTTTTAATTGAATATAATTTTCGACATTTTTTTCAATTTCCATACTATAATATTAAATTATATTAAAATATTGATAAAAATATTAAAAATAATAATTAAAAATATAGATAAAAATATAAATATATTATAAATTAATAATGAATTCTAATTATAAAAAAAATAACAATAATTATGATAAAGATTCTGGTTTTATTAAAGTAGAAAAAAAGAATAAATTAAAGATAAATAATTTTCCTGATATTTTTGACGAAAGATATAATAAAAAAAAGATATTATGCAATAGTTTTTTAAAAGGTGAAGTATGTCAATATGGTGATAAATGTTTGTACGCACATTCTATAACTGAACAAAAAATGGATAATAATAGAAAAAAAGCATATGATATAATTCAAAATGAATTTGATTTATCTTATTTAGATTTGGGAAATAAAATAGATGAAGAATCAACTGAATTATTAAAAACATTAATTTTATTAACAAAGACATGCCAAGATTGTATAAATAAAAAATGCGCAGGGGGAGTTAATTGTAAATTTGGCGTATATAATAAATCTTTACAAATATGTTATGATGATATGATGAATGGAAAATGCAATGACAATTTATGCAATAAGGTTCATTTAACAAAGAGAGGATTTAATCCAATAAATAAATATAAAGATATTAAAAAAAAGAAAAAATTTAATGGAGCATATATTCCAAAACCAATTGAATTAAATGATGATTTTTTTCAATCTGATAAATATAAAAATTTAATAGAGGAATCTGAATTAAGTATAGATGAAATATCATCAGATAATTCTTCATTAAGTGAATCTATTTTTGACTGAGTTTTTTATAAAAAAATGATTTTTTTATAAAATATTATAATAGATTTAAGTAAAAGAATATTATTATAGATAAATAATGGAATTTTTAGAAGATATAGATAAAAGTAGTAATTCATGGATAGATAAATATAGACCCATGAAAATTAATGAAATAATTGGTAATACAAAAGCAGTAAATCAAGTTATTCAATGGTTAAAAGGCTTTGAAAATAATAAAAAAGAATATTTACTTAAAAATGAAAAAAATAAAAATTTAAAAAAGGATAAAAAAAAGAAAACTAAAAAAGATAAAGAAGAAAAAGAAGACGTGGAATTAAATGATAATGAATTAGAAACAAATACAAATGTGGAAAATTTGGATAATGAAGATACTTTAGAAGAGAATGAAGAAGAACCCAGCGAATTAACTACAAGAATTTTATCTTTTGGTAATAATGAAAAAAGTTCATGCTTGCTTATAACTGGAAACCATGGATCTGGAAAAACATGTTCAGTATACGCAATTTTAAATGATATGGGATATTCTATTCAGGTAATTAATTTTAGTAGAATTAAAACGAATAAAAATATTAAAGATATTATTGATCGAGCATCAAATAAAAATAGTATATTAAATAATATGTTTAATAAAAAAAATGATAAATCAGTAATAGTTGTTGATGAATTAGAATCATTAGCTTCACAGACAGAAAAAGCATGTATTACCGCATTAATAAAAAATAATGAACAATTTTGGACACAGCCAATTATATTTATATCTAATAATCAACATAATAAATTATTAGGAGATATTAAAAAAATATCATATGAAATTAAATTTTGGCAACCATATCCAGAAGATGTTGCGATCTTATTAAAAAGAATATGTAATAAAACTAATATTAAATTAGAAAATGATAATGTAATGTTGAGAATAATAGATTTTTGCCAGAAAGATTTAAGAAGATTAGTGATGACACTGCAAGATATTAAAATGATTTATGGCGAATTTAAAATTACAGAAGAAATAATTAATGAATATATAACATCAGCAAAAAAGAAAGATACTGATTTTGACTTATTTAAGGCAACTAAAAATTTATTATTTGAACACGATGGAATAGAAGAATCATTGAGATATTATGAAATAGATAAAACAGCAATTCCATTAATGACACAACAAAATTATATAAATTGTATAAATACATATACTAAAAATAATAATTTAAAAGAAAAAGCAAAATTAGCAAGTAAAGTAAGTAGTTTAATTTCAAAAGCAGATATTATAGAAAATTTTATTCATAGCGAGATGAGTTGGGATATAAATATAGCCCATGCATTTTTTAGTAGTGTTGAACCTTCATATTTATTAGAAAAGAATTTAATGAAAAATAGAAATTGTAATTTAGTATATCCATTAGATTTAAATAAATATTCTATTAAAAGAATTAATAAAATAAATATTGATAATGTTAATAAGATATTTGATAATATGGATATTGAAGATTATGTATATTTGAATCAAATAGTTAGAGAACAAATAAATTCCAATTCTTTTAAAGATTGCATAGATAATTTTAAGGATTATAAAGATTTTAAAATTGAGACATTGGAAAGATTATTAAAAGTGGATAAAATTAAATGTTCAAAAACAAATCTTAAATCTAAAGAAAAAAAGGAAATTTCAAAATATTTATATAATAAACCGGTCTTAACAAAACAGATAAAATCTTCTAAAGAAAATGTCGCATTAAAAAAGTAAAGTAATTAATTAATTTATTATAAATGAAAAAAATTTTTTTTTTAAAATATATAGTTTTAATTTTTTAAAAATTAAAAAAATATAAAATAATTTTTTTTATAAATATTATTATATATACAGATGTCTAATTTTAACGACTCAAGAGGTTATCAAGGGAATACTAACGAAGGCAAAGGCTCTGATGTAGGTAAACTCATCAGAGAAAATGCTTCTGATGCACAAGTCTTAGCCGCTTTAAGAAGCAAATATCCTAATGACGTAGATTTAGTTAACAAACTTTTCTCTGAATACGATGACAAAATGTCCAGAGTAAGAAGAAAGGCTCAAAAATTTGCAACTTTAATTTTAACTAAATACAGTCACTTAGGACCTAAAAAGATTATTGAAAAAGCCAAAAAATATAAGAAAAAGTATGAATTTTCTGATGATGAATTCAATGCTTTCTTAAACATTGCTCTTTCTGATAAATCTTTCTCAAGTGCTAACTTACAAATTCCTAATACTGAATTATCTAGAACTTTAGGTCACACTGTTGATGTACCTGTCAAAATGATGGTTAAATCTTCCGAATATGATGTACTCCAAGATATCTTGAGAATGCACCAAGAAAATACTCAATTACACGCCCAAGCTGTAATTCAATCTTTAACTTATGATGTTGCTAATGAATGTCAAATGATGTTAACCACAACTAGCAAAGATTTATTCGATGCCAGAAAAGATAACATGTACTCTAACATTCACCCTGTACTTTTTGCTCTCTTTGCTCCTAAAATAAAAGACTTAGAAGACAGAATGTTATTAGCTTCTATCTCTGGTATTGTTTCTGCCAGATATAATGGAACCCAATTCAGAACTCAACCTGATTGGCTTTTATACCATGATTTAATCCAAGATCCTAATGAAGCTGTATGTGCCAGTGCCCAAAAGGATTCTGCCTTAGTTGATTTAAGAAACAGAGTTAGAGTACAATCTGAATTATGGAAGAGTGTAACTAACTTAAGACAAGGTAAATTCTACCCTGCCGATGCTACTAACTTCTTAGTAGCCTTAAAAGCTTGCAAAAACAATTATTATGATTCTCCTGACTTAGCTTTCATTGAAGATGAAGGATCTGTCTTAAGAAGATTATTAAGCGTTTTCTCTTACAGACCTACTATTGTAGCTGTCAGAAACCAAGCTTCTGTATCTCCTTTTGCTGTAGGTATGCCTATTAACACTTATGCCATGACTCAAGTAACTACTGTTCCTATGATCAACATCAGATTACCTACTGATAAATCTGCTGGCAAAACTCAATTAGCTACTTCTTTAACTTCTCCTGATTTCTATGTAGAAAACAAGGTTATTGTTCCTAAGATCAAAGAAGTTGTCTATTCCAGAGATACTTTAATCTTCTATGTCAACAGAAGATCTTTCGGTTTAGAACACAGCAAATTAGTCAACCCTCAAATGTTACCTCAATTCAATGTATTACCATTCTCCATCTCTGGTTATGAAAATATCATTGATAACGCAGTTGACTTAGTTCCTACTATCACTGTTGGTGGTGATAACTTTAACTTAAAATCTATCGTTTCTGTTGATACCCAAAACTTAACCTCTGGTACTGGTAAATCTACTACTTTCATCAAAGGATGCAAAGCCACTGTCAAATGTGGTGCTGGTTCTGCTGGTTTACCTGCTGCAACATTAAAGAATGCATTTGTTACTTATGATCCTCTCAATATTGTAGGTGCAGCTGTAACTCCTTTAGTTGATGCATCTGGTTCTGGTTTTGCTGGTTATGAAGATAAAGTAACCATTGCTATCTACGTCAAGTAAATAGTTTAATTCTAATTTTTAAATTATGAATTTTATATAAATTTATATAAAATTATATCAAAAAGTATGTTTAATAATAATTAGCCTTTATTCAATAATTTAAGGAATTTAAGGGTAGTTATTTGTTATTTTATTTATCTTAAATATTTATTTTATTGTTAAATCTTTTAATTACACCTTTTCACTTTTCACTGAAAATGGGACACTTATCCAACTATTTTTATTTATAAAATTATTCGCCTGTGTTAATAAATAATTAAAATAATTTTTAAGATGTTCATCTTTAATTTTATTTTTACAAGTATAATCTATAGTTTTTTTAATTCGTCATAATTATCAGGACTTTTTTTTAATGTGATTTTTAAATTGACTAAATAGGTTTTCTATCGGATTGAGTGATGAGTTATACGCTAAACTATATAATATTTTATTTTCTGATTTTTCAATAATATTTATTACATCTTTTGATTTTTGATTTATGAAATTTTAGCATTATCAAAAATAATTAAATGAATATTTAACAATTTATAATTTGGATGAATTTAGAATATCCTGTTTAAATTATAAAACATAAGTAAGATGTGAAAATATGTATTTACCAGATAAATATATGTTGAACGAAAAATAAATTCAATTCTTAGGTATTAAACCGAAAGTAAAAGAATGGCTTGTATTAATCGTGATGAAAATGCTACAAATAATAATGATAAAAATAGTAAATACATATTTAATTGTATAAAAAACGACCAGAAAAATTTAGGAAAGATTATAAATTTCCTGAAAAGATAAAAGTTGACAACCCTATTTTTAGTATAAATAATAGCGTCAAATGTCATCAAGCCCTTATAGATGCAATTATATTTTTTTTACTATTAAGTGTCTCATTTTTCAGTGAAAAAGGTGTAATTTTATTTTCCCATAAAAATAAAATTATTAAGAATTAATACTAATAGAATACATAATTCATTATTAAGAATTAATACTAATAGAATACATAATTCATTATTAAGAAATTATTAGTTTACAAAAGATATTAAATTTATATTAAATGCGAAACTTAATATTTTTATTTATTTATAATAAAAACTGACAAAAAAGATATATTAAGAACTATCACCTTTTATAAATCGAAATATATTAGGAACTGATAAAATCTATTTATATGATAATACAAAAATTTTATAAATATTCATTTTTTATAATTTAAATTTAATCCCCTTATTTTTTATTTAATATAACTTAATTAATAGTAACTAATAAGCCAATATGTCTTTTATTTTGTAAATTTCAAATTGAATAAATATTATTAAATAATATTTATTTTTTAATAAATTAATTTTTGTTAATTTACATAATTAATTTTTTTATTCTTTAAACTGTATGATTTGTACCTAATAATAATACTCTTCCATTTAATGTTCCGCCGGTATTTAGCAAATTAAATGTGATAAGCGAACGAGGATCTTTCAACCATCCTACGGAAGCAGACCAAGATTCTTGTATTGTTACTGTTGCAAGGGATGCTGGGGCAGTTTTTGCCCAATGTCCAGTAAATCTACAAGATGAATTATAATTATTAGCTGGATCAACTACTACTACTAAATAAGGTTTACATGATACTACTCCTCTAGTAGTATCTGCAACACAAGTAGTTCCAACAATTACTTCATCTGGAGGTCCTCCAATTGTTAAGTTCACGTTACAATCTACTATGTAATATCTATAATTATTTACTTGACATGAAGGAGGGTTTGATGCAATCCAAGGATAAGGACCTTCTGTTATTGCTGTAAAGGAATATGATGCCCATGGTCCAGGGGGTAATCCTGGTGGCATAACAGGAGTTGTTGGAACATACCATGTGTATAATGGCATACTGTTACATACATAAGATACTTCTGCTGTTCTTGCAAAGTTTTTAGTTTTATGTCCACTAGCATCAGAATCTTCCCAATCCCATGCATCATATGTAATAGCAAAATCCCAAGGATTGTTTCTAATAGGAGCTACATAAGAGGAATATTGTCCACCAACAGCAGTAGAATCAAGAGCATTTATATCGGCATTTAAAATAATTGTATTTGGGAAATTACCATTTAAATCTGCACTTGCACCGATTGCAATAGAATTTGTCTGTTGATTATTTTGTCCCGCATTAGTACCTATAGCAATAGAATTTGTCTGTTGTGAATTTTGTCCAGCATTTTGACCAATTGCAACAGTTGAATCACCTTGTGATGTGTTACCTGCATTGTCACCAATAGCAACAGCAGAAATTCCTTGTATAGTAGTACCAGCATTGTTTCCAATAGCAACAGAAGCTTGTCCTTGAGTTGCTGAACCTGCTAATTCGCCTATAGCTATAGATCTTGTACCTTGTGTATTATTACCAGCAGCATTACCTATAGCAATAGATGATTGGCTTTGTAAATTATTACCAGCTGAAGTACCAATAGCAATTGCATCTACAGATTGATTACCAAATCCAGCTCTAAATCCAATTGCAACTGATCTTCGTCCTTGAATTGAATTGCCGGCATTTTCGCCAATTGCAACTGATCTTTGTCCTTGACTATTTTGTCCTGCATTGTTACCAATAGCGACTGCAGATAATTCTTGGAAGTTAGTACCAGCCGATCTACCTATAGCAACAGTATTTTCATCTTGTCTTATTGCACCTGCACTATTACCAATAGCAATAGCATTTCCGTTACCTGTTCCTGCGGGACCTGCTCCTTGATTCTGATTACCTGCTTGTTCACCAATAGCAATAGAACTATATTTTTGAAAATTTTGTCCTGCTACATAGCCTATAGCGACTCCATAAGATTCTTGATTAGTATTACCTGCATTAGTTCCTATTGCTATAGCATGACCGTCATCAACTAAAATTGTACCACCTTGAAGGATTTGACCAGCATTTTGACCAATTGCAATTGAATTTACATTTTGGTCTGTATCGGCTGAATTTGCTCCAATTGCAATTGCAAAATCTCCTTGATTTAGATTACCTGCGTTATTACCAATAGCTACAAACTGTTGACCCGCGACAGGTGCAGGAGTTTGATGAGCACCGCAACCAATATGAACTTCGGTGCCACCTGCTTGCCAGCTACCGCCACCAATTGTTGTATCCCAATATAAGTAATCAGACCAACATGAACCAGTTACACCTACTGAACCAGTAGCGCCCATTGGACCAGTTGCTCCTGTTGCCCCAGTAGCACCAGTACAGCATGGACCAGTAGCACCAGTAGCACCGGTAGTACCAATACCTGTTGCACCGGTTGCACCAGTAAAACCAGCTCCAGTTGCCCCAGTTGCCCCAGTTGTACCAGCTCCAGTTGCTCCAGTAGCACCAGTTAAACCGGTTGCTCCTGTAGAACCTGTTAAGCCAGTAGCTCCTGTTAAACCGGTTGCTCCTGTAGAACCTGTTAAGCCAGTAGCTCCTGTTAAACCGGTTGCTCCAGTAGATCCTGTTCTGCCAGTAGCTCCTGTAGAACCTGTTAAACCGGTTGCTCCAGTAGCTCCGGTTAAACCGGTTGCTCCAGTAGCTCCTGTTAAACCGGTAGCTCCTGTAGATCCTGTTAAACCAGTAGCTCCAGTAAATCCAGCACCAGTAGCACCAGTTGCTCCAATAGCACCAGTAGCTCCTGTAGAACCTGTTAAACCAGTAGCTCCTGTGGCTCCTGTTAAACCGGTAGCTCCAGTAGATCCTGTTAAACCAGTAGCTCCAGTAGATCCTGTTAAACCAGTTGCTCCTGTTCTACCAGTAGCTCCAGTAGAACCTGTTAAACCAGTTGTCCCAGTAGATCCTGTTAAGCCAGTAGCACCTGTAGAACCTGTTAAACCGGTAGCTCCAGTAGCTCCAGTTAAACCAGTAGTTCCAGTAGCTCCTGTTAAACCGGTAGCTCCAGTAGAACCTGTTAAGCCAGTTGCTCCAGTAGATCCTGCTCCAGTTGCACCAGTTGACCCAATAGCGCCAGTAGCTCCAGTAGAACCAGTTAAACCAGTGGCTCCTGTTAGGCCTGTTGCTCCTGTAGATCCTGTTAAACCAGTTGCTCCAGTAGATCCTGCTCCAGTAGAACCTGTTGCTCCAATAGCACCGGTAGCTCCTGTAGAACCAGTGGCTCCTGTAGAACCTGTTAAACCAGTTGCTCCAGTAGAACCTGTTAAGCCAGTTGCTCCTGTAGATCCTGTTAAACCAGTTGCTCCAGTAGAACCAGTTAAACCAGTAGCTCCTGTAAAACCTGTTAAGCCAGTTGCTCCAGTAGATCCTGTTAAACCAGTAGCTCCAGTAGAACCAGTTAAACCAGTTGCTCCTGTAGAACCTGTTAAGCCAGTTGCTCCAGTAGATCCTGTTAAACCAGTTGCCCCAGTAGATCCTGTTAAACCAGTCGCTCCAGTAGATCCTGTTAAACCAGTAGCTCCAGTAGCGCCAGTTAAACCAGTTGCTCCTGTAGATCCTGTTAAACCAGTTGCTCCTGTTGCTCCAATAGCACCAGTAGCTCCAGTAGAACCTGTTAAGCCAGTTGCTCCTGTAGAACCTGTTAAACCAGTAGCTCCTGTAGATCCTGTTAAACCAGTAACTCCAGTAGAACCAGTTAAGCCAGTTGCTCCTGTAGAACCTGTTAAACCAGTAGCTCCTGTAGATCCTGTTAAACCAGTAGCTCCAGTAGAACCAGTTAAACCAGTTGCTCCAGTAGAACCTGTTAAGCCAGTTGCTCCGGTAGATCCTGTTAAACCAGTAGCTCCAGTAGAACCTGTTAAACCAGTTGCTCCTGTAGATCCTGCTCCGGTAGCACCAGTTGCTCCAATAGCACCAGTAGCTCCAGTAGAACCAGTTAAACCAGTTGCTCCTGTAGAACCTGTTAAACCAGTAGCTCCAGTAGAACCAGTTAAACCAGTTGCTCCAGTAGAACCTGTTAAGCCAGTTGCTCCGGTAGATCCTGTTAACCCAGTTGCTCCTGTAGAACCTGTTAAGCCAGTTGCTCCGGTAGATCCTGTTAAACCAGTAGTTCCAGTAGAACCAGTTAAACCAGTTGCTCCTGTAGAACCTGTTAAGCCAGTTGCTCCGGTAGATCCTGTTAAGCCAGTTGCTCCGGTAGATCCTGTTAAACCAGTAGCTCCAGTAGAACCAGTTAAACCAGTTGCTCCAGTAGATCCTGTTAACCCAGTTGCTCCGGTAGATCCTGTTAACCCAGTTGCTCCTGTAGAACCTGTTAAACCAGTAGCTCCAGTAGAACCAGTTAAACCAGTTGCTCCAGTAGAACCTGTTAAGCCAGTTGCTCCAGTAGAACCTGTTAAGCCAGTTGCTCCGGTAGATCCTGTTAACCCAGTTGCTCCTGTAGAACCTGTTAAGCCAGTTGCTCCGGTAGATCCTGTTAAACCAGTAGTTCCAGTAGAACCAGTTAAACCAGTTGCTCCAGTAGAACCTGTTAACCCAGTTGCTCCTGTAGAACCTGTTAAGCCAGTTGCTCCGGTAGATCCTGTTAAGCCAGTTGCTCCGGTAGATCCTGTTAAACCAGTAGCTCCAGTAGAACCAGTTAAACCAGTTGCTCCAGTAGATC